GATTATCTCCTCATCATTATTATTATATAGTTTTAGCAACTTTATAATTAATCTTTTTAAATGCAAAAAAGGACTCAAGCTGAAATTCAACTTAAATCCTTTAAATAGCAGGGGATGAGAGAATCGAACTGCATTGACTACTTCCTTATTCCGCTCTATTACTGGGTTTCTGGCTTTGTGCCTTGATTACTTTGATTACTTTGTAATCAAAGTCCTAATAATTGATAGCATTATTAACTTGCTCAATCTTAGTTCTATCAGTCTTATTACTGTAAATGTAATATTTTCTTGTTGTCTCAATGCTTGTATGCCCCATCATTTCTGTTATAACAGTGTCGCTCACGCAATTATCATACAACGCAACACTGTATGCCCGACGGACTTTGTGCGTGGAACGATAATTAATGTCCAGTGCCTTACATATCTTATGCAACTTTCTGTTAAATGCTTGTTCTTTTATACGCTCTCCCTTTTCTTCAAACATATAAATTCCAAAAGGATTTAATCTACGAATTGCCTTAACAGTATTTACAGCTTTATCTGGAATAATTATATCTCTTAATCCTGCGTCAGATTTAGGATAGTCGCTTACTATCTTAGCCCATTTCCCATTTTTATCTCTGACCTTAATTTCTGTTCTTTGTATAGAAATATAATGTTTAATAGTTCCATCTTTCAGTACAGTGTTGTGAATATCAGAAAACTTAAGTGATGATAACTCGCCAGCTCTCATTCCACACTCAAACATAAGTAATAATCCCAGGCTCCTTATATCATATCGTTGCCATAGATATTCTGTGATTCTTGGAATTTCGTCCTCGAAATACACTTGTTCCTCTTTCTTTTTCACATTTTTAGTAAAAGCTCTGCGTGATAAATCCAAGTCTCCCATAAATTGTGTGATACTTAGATTGGTATAACCCTTTTTCTTGGCATATTTAAAAATGCCATTAATAAGGATTCGCATATCAGAATATGCCTTATGTGTAAGTTTGCATTCGGCAATAACGGTCTTAATAAAGCATTCTAAGTCATCTTCTGTAATGTACTTGATTTTCTTATCTGCCATGTGATATGCTTCATTGGTGAAAAATCTGGCAAAGTTATCATTATACTTATCATATGATTGCTTCTTGATTTCGTGATATTCAAGTTTTTGGTCTACCCATTCCTTGAATACAGTCTTAACTAAAGGTTCATTAGCGAGTTTCTTGTAGTGTTCCACAATTCCATCTTCAAGAGACTCTTGCGTTGAACGCTTTAGCAGCTTTCTACCGCTTGATGTGCTTTCGTCTGGCAAGTATGTATACCACTTCTTATCCTTTCCTTGCCAGATTTCATTATTGTGTGCTTTTAAATATTTTTTCCTTTCGTTCATTTCAATTTGTTTTTGAACATCGTCACGAGAGATAATACCATTCTCCAGTACATAATTCAACAACTCTTTGTCTGTTAATTCCAATCACAGCACACCCTTTCAATTTTATTTTTAATGTTTCTTATTCTCCTTTCAAGAGTTCTTTGCGATACGCATAATCGTGCAACTATCTCTTTTTGTGTAAAATTCCGAGAAAGAAGTTTGAATATTCTCTCTTCTTCCTCGGTAAAATTGGCATTTTCAATTATTTTGTCAAGCTCCGGCTTAGTAAGTTTCGAAAACTTCATAAGCCATACTCCTTAATATTTAATTTTTATTTTTGTTTCTTCTTCTAACTGTTCAATAAGTTCTTTCGGATCTATAAGCCCTGCATTGAAATCTTCGTTGAATTTATCAATCTCATCAATAAGCCGTTCTAGTCGCTTGTTTCCAAATCCGAATTTATCGTGCAGCACCCATAGCAGAATTGTTAAGGCATTACCAAACATTTCTTTATTTTCTTTATTCTTCTGCCTGTTTAATTGAACTCTCATCATTTGTTCTTGAAATCTTCGTTGTTCCGACTTGCTCATTTAACATAGCCTCTCTTTTCTTTTTCTCCCGATATCTTTTACAGTATATGGCATTTTTACCGGTTTCAATCCTTTTAGCTTCTATTCTTTTTTGTGCAGCTTTGCCTTTTTCTGATTGCTTATACCTTTTTTGTGCAGCCTTGCCTTTTTTAGTCTGAAAATATTTCTTCTGGCTAATTTTATGTTCTTCTGACTGATTATATCGTCTGCGTCTAGCTTTGCCTTTTTCGCTCTGTTCATACATTCTGTCATATATAGCCTTTGCTCTTTGCTTAGGTTCTAATTGCTCTAATTTATTTCTAAAGGCAATTTCTTTATCTAGTTTATTTTGCTGAACTATATCCGGCTGTTCAAGCGTATTGTATAAACAATCATCTAAAGTACAGTTAAAGCAATCGGGATAAATACAATTTTTGAGTTTCATAATTTTTACCTCATGGCGTTTATTCTTTCTTGAATATCTTGAGGTGCTTCAATATACTCTTCTGCGTTTGTATTTTGACCAATAAGGGCATTTTCTTTAATTTGTAATGTATTTATATCTCTTTGGAATTTTTGCTCGATTTGAGCCTTATACGAATTCACATTCGTCTTTTCAATAAGTGATTTGATATTGTCTGGCATACGATTTATTTCATTCGCACGCTTAACAACTGTTTCATAGGTTCTTAGAAAATTTGATTGTATTACTGTTTCTATCGTCTGATAATCTGATGTCGCCCAGTTTTTAAGGTTATCTGGCATACCAACCGCCTGTTTTACAAGTGGCGGTAGTTTGTTAAATTCTTCAACTGCCCCATAAGTACCATTCCGTAACGCTTTACTAACTAACCCCCAAGCTGTCATTCCATCAAGTTCCTGTGGCTGTGATATTGCCTGTATCTTACCTATCAACTGTCCTATACTTGGAGCAAATCCGCTTATATCAGAGTTGATGTATGCTTTAAGTGCAACTGACACTTGTTCATAACTGTAATTATTCAGCATCATATTCCACACATCTACTGTTTCGGATAAGTTGTTAGGCTTGTAGTTAGGGTAGCAATCACACATAATGCGGATGATTTTAACTGTTTCTTCTCTTGTCATTGCCATCTCCTTTCAGTTGATTAGAAATAGTATCTAATTTGTCGCATATAATAGCACTATTAATCGCTATTGTTCTTAAAAGTGATTCAACCCTTCCGTTGTGCGGATAATCGTATCTGAAATTAATTCCATTAAGTGTATCATCTAATCTGCTCATTCTTACTGCCCCCCTTTTTTTACACATTATCCCAGTCAATAGCACCCTTATTGAAAATCTGATTGCCTTGCTTATTAGAATTATCTTCTTTCAGCTCAAACAGTCCTTGCCAGCAATGGTCTACTGATTGATTAAGAATTTCAATGGCTAAGTCATTATCTCCACCCGATAGCTTTTCGAGAGTATTCATAGCCCTATGCAATGCCTTGTCAGTACAGATAGGTTTTTTAATTCTCTTGCGCATTGTCACATACTCGTTAAATGCTTCATCAAGTAATTCATCATCTGGATAATAACTTTTCTTTTTGGATATTACGTTAGTAATATCTTTTTCTTTTATATTCTTATCTTCTTTAATTTCTTCTGTTCTTTCATTCTTACTTTCTTTTAATATAGAGTTTGTTAATAGAATGTTATCTGTTTGTTGATTGTTTGTTAAGTTGCTTGTTATTTGTTTGTTATCTTGCTTGTTATCCGTTTGATACAAATTGTAGTTAACCACAGTAAATATCGTGAATTTGTTTGTTGCTTTGCTTGTTATTTCGCCTGTTAATTGTAAGTGTTTTAGCGAGGTACGAATTTCCATTACAGACAAATTAGTTTCTTTTGATAATTCAGATATTGAAGAGGGGAAAGACCCTCTTTCAATTATCTTGCCTTTGTAATTTCCGTCTTTCCAATAGGCACTTATCAACATATACATAAAAAGTCTGAATGTATTAATGTCACTCCACCATTCCCACTTTAAAATTTTTCTGTCAATTTTAATAAAATTGCCTGCCATAATTACCTCTTCAAGTTCTGCCGCATTGTTACTTCACTAAATCATTAATATTAACTCTGAATCCGTCAAATTCCTTACCTTTACTTCTAACATAGGCAGATGTATCAAAGAACATTAAGTTGCCCTCTCTGTCCGTTGCCATACTTACACCGTTTCTTGTAAGACTGCTTTTGAGTAGGTCAAGTAAAATCTGTATTTCCTGCTTTGCTTCGTCTTTCATACTGTATCTCCTTGCTTGATATTCAGATTTTTAAACATGGCACACATAACATCTACGACAATACTGTTGCCGAATTGCTTATATAGCTGTGTGTTACTGTTGACTGCTGCCATTTTGTCAATATCTTCATCAGATACACCCATCAGCCGTCCGCACTCTCTCGGTGTTAGCTTTCTGATACGATAGCCAACATTGTATAAGTATGAATTTCCACCAGCATTTCCAACCGGCTGAGAATTTAATGCCATAGCGCAAGCATCGGAACTATACACTCTGTTTCCTTGCCTGTACTGTGAGCCAAACTCGTTTTCTTTTCCGACACCGCCTAGCAATAAAGGATTTTCAAGCACCAAATTATCTTTCTGCACACTCGTCAAGCAATTACTTGTATCTTGCATATTTACTTCTAATCTCTGCTCCGTTGGGTTTCCCGCAGTTCTATCTGACGGATTATCAGGATTTCTGCCACGCATAGCAACTATGCACATATTATCTTTATGACTGCCTATGCCTTTATAATATCGTGATGTCACTGTGCTTGCAGTAGGTGTATTAATGTCACATATTTCCGCATTATCTAAGCTGTCTAAGTGTCCGTTAGGCATTTTATCTAATTTGCACGGAATTTGTTCTTCAAGAATTTTCGGCTCTTGATTACCACCTTGCATTGTACTCAATGTCGGACTACACCCCCCCCACATCGTAAATTCGGCTAGTGCTTTCAAACTTACTTTCAAGCGAACCTAGTACATTAACTTCATTCATTAAAACCACTCCTAAATCGTGTTTTTCAGCTTTGACACATCGGGAGATACCACCACCGATAATGCCTTTCTGAAAATTGTCTGAAACTTCCGTGTAAATACTTCCTATTACTTCCATTCAATCAACCTTTCGTCACAACCTTAATTGGCTCCTTATGATTTACTGCATTTAAGCAAGGACAACAGCCATTATCAGAATAGATTGTATTGCTTTGATGTTGTCCTGTGCCTTTATCAATAAAGCCAACTTTATTTACTCTCTGCGACGACAATTCCAACCTGCTGTTGGTTTGATATTCCACAATCGTATCTTGCTGTGATACAGTTTGATATTTCTCTTGACTGTGGATTATTGATTGTTCCGTCAACACAAGTCTGCTCTGCTCTGCTCTTAGGATTGTGCTTTTGCAGTGTTCCATTGTCAATAAGCGTCTGGATAAGCTTCTGTGCCTTTTCATTGTTAATGTAGTATTTCTCATCTACATCTTCCTCTAAGTAGTCTTTCAACTTCTTTTCAAGTGGTATAGGGTTAGGAAACTTGTAATTATATTCCCCTAAGAATGAAAACATAAAACATCTTTCCCTATTCTGTGCTACACCATAGTTTTTAGCATTTAGGTCTTGCCAATAATTCACATACCCAAGACTTTCTAGGAAGTCTAGCCACTTTCTAAAATCAGGCATATTGTCTTGACTATGCACTTGTGGCACGTTCTCCATGAACAAAATCTGTGGTAACTCTCCGTTACTATCTCTGATTTCTGTTAAAATCCTCTCAACTTCCCACAGCAAACCGCTTCTTGTACCGCTTCCCTTAGACATTCCGGCTTGCTTTCCGGCGACTGATAAATCCGTACAAGGGAACGAGTAAGTAAGTAAGTAAGTAAAGGTTTCTGTGTCGCAAATATTCAAATCTTCTGCATGAACCTTTGTTATGTCCATTGTGGGGAAATCTGTGCCGTGTACTGCGTTATAGCTTGCTATGGCATACTTATCGAACTCCACAACTCTGTAATGTTCAAACTTAGCGCCTATTCTCTTTAATGCCATTGCCTGACTTCCGTAGCCGGCAAAAAGTTCTATCAATCTGATAGGCTTTGTTATGCTGATTGGTTCTCTTGTGAAGTCAAATATGCTCATTTGATTATCGCAAGAATAATTTTCAAAATTCATAAAATCTACCAAAAGGAAACCTCGGTTTTATGTGCGCACAACCTGTTCCTTTCTTTGATTTTTAGTTAGTTACTTTCTTCCTGCAATGTGTTGCGCCGAATTTAGATTTGCCTACATATTCGTAGCAATCAACACATTTCCATTTGCCACTCTTTTTCGGTGTATCTGAACACCCATAGTATTTATGGTTCTCGTTTGGATAATCGTTCCAACAATGGCAATCATAGTCTTTGTTAGTCATCTTTACCAACTTTCTTAAAGGAAACTCCTCTTAAATGCTCATCAAGGTCTAGTTCTGTTCCGTCAAGATTGCCATTCAACTTGTTTTGACAGTGACACAATAGCGTTTCAAGGTCGCAAATTCTACCTGCCCTATATTCACTTCTTATGAAGTCAAGAACTCTGTTTGCGCTTTTCATCCTGTACTTTATTATCTTTAAATTGTAATCAAGTCTTATATCTGCAATTTCTTTTTCACGCCGTCTGATTTCAGCTAAATTACACTTACAAAATTCATAATCGCTAATAAGTTTTTGCTTTGCATTTCGTGCGATTTCTTCTGCTGTATAGTCTTTAATTTCGCTCATTCACTCCTACCTTCTTTCAAACAATCACTTACAAGCATATTTCCCTTGATTAGCTCATAAATAATATCAAGATATGTCCTGCGGTCTCTGTATCTGCAATTTGCGTCTTTATGTATTCTTGGGTCATTATCTATCCAATCATTAACATCAAAAATCACATTGCTCACAAAAAGCATTTTTACACCTCTTGCAACGCAAAGGTAATAACAACCATTCTTGCCATATTCACCCTTGCACTTCTTAAATCCGAATTTTTCAAATTCTTTGGCTTTAACTTTTGGAATCAACATTACCATCACCCGCTTTCAATAAATCCATAAATTTCTCATACTGTTTCTGTGACACTTTATTATTAGCCTTGTCTGCTCTCAATTCGATTTTAAGGTGCTTTTCTGCGATAGATGATAATTCCCTAGCTAACACCTTTTTACCTTGCTGTATGCCATCACGATAACCTTTAGAGGGTTTAAATTCATTTATCTTTTCTTTACCTTCTCCTTGACCGCCAGCTGTCTTATTATAGCGACACTGATAGCCTTTCTTGGTGTACTCTAATATCCAGTACTGTTCCCATTTATCAAGTTCATTTTCTGGATAGTGAATAAAATTCAGCTTCCAACCATAAGGATTTTCCTCGCTGTAAAATCCCCTTTTCTTAATTGATAAATCTATGTGCTGATACCCTACAAGGTGTCCACACATCCTCTGCGATAGGTGTAGTGCTTGCCCGATGTAAAAATAAGGAATATTGTTCTCGTCAACTCTGGTCAAAAAATAAATACCACTCTTATCATCAAGTTTTGGATTTATCTTTAGTAGCCTTTGCTTATTACTTTTCTCTATTGCCTTAGCTCTTGCTATGTTCTGATAATTCAAGAATTGCCACCTGCCTTTACTTCAAAAGGATTCACAAAATTATCAATAGGTTTAGTTCCCATACTAAAAGCCGTTGGTTGTTCATTAATGATAGTTTCAAGTATTTCAGATAAAGCCTTATCGATATAATTTCTTTTGTGAATATCCTCAATTAGTTTATCTGCGTCAATTAATCTCATTCTTCATCACTCCAATCTAGCCTACAACCGCACTTACTACAGTAATTTGGCGCATTGTTGTTATCCATTATTCCTATATCGTGACTAACTTTAATTGCGTTTCCACATTCACAATGGAATAAAGAAAGAGTATCACTAAGGTTATGGTTAAATATAGGTCTCTTCGGTATCTGCTTTTCAAGTGCCTGTATAGCAACATCAACAGCATCGCGCAATACCTGAGAATGTATTTCGCCGCCTATTTTTAAATCAAACTGCATTGCTTCTACTGCTTCATTCTCTGTCATACTCACACCTCTTTAATTAAATGGTAATCCCTCATCAGCTACATTGTCTGGAATTGACATAAAGCTGTCTGAACTAGCATTGCCGCCCATAATTCCATTGTTATTATTATTCTGCTGATTAGCACGACTTTCGCAAAATTCGTGTCTTTCAACAACGCAATCATTGGTGTAGACTTTCTGTCCGTCTTTGTTGGTATAGTTGCCTGTCTGCCATCTGCCCTCAACAATAATCTTAGTTCCCTGATGAAGATACTTCTCTGCAAACTCTCCATTCTTGCCAAATGCGATACAGTTAATAAAGTCTGCTGCCTGTTCACCATCTTTCTTAAAAGCTCTGTCAACAGCTAATGTGTACCTTGCTACCGCCATACTTCCGTTTGCTGTCTGTGAATATCTAATCTCTGGCTCTCTAACAACTCTTCCACATAAAATTACACGATTCATTACTTTTCCTCACTTTCCAATAACTCTGGATTGTTAAAAATGTTGCCGATAACTTCTTTTTCTTCTTCCCACCATTCATAATCAGTGCTTTCACTATTTGCGTCTACAAAACAACAAGTATCTTCCCTGTAAATTACTTTTCCAATATATACGCCGTTTTCGCCATAGGAATCGTATAAACACTTAACAATATCGCCCTCATAAATCAGCTTGCCGTTCTTGTCTCTCAAACCTGTGCATTGACAGATTGTGTCTGGTCGCACTTCAAAAATTCCATTTTCCTCTGTAAAATCCTCAAAGCAATCATATTCTGCTTTGTCCGGGCATAAAATGTATGGAATACTTTGACCTAATCTAAAGAACACATTTGTAATTAGATTGCCAATTACCCATTCTCCGTTATCAATCCTCTTTGCCTTGAATAAATATCTATCTTCCATATTCTCTCCTATTCTGCTTCTGATTGAAGCCATCGTAATATGTTACTTGCACAAGGTTCTCCCATACATTCACTGTCTGGTTCGTAGTAATTGGCACATTGTTCACACATATTTTTAGTATTAATCCATTCTGCTAACTCTTCATCCGACATATTTCTAATACTGTCGGCATTGGTCAGTTTATTATCATTATCTCTAACCATATCTGATAAAATACTTATTGCTTCACCATACCAAACAGACACACCTGTTTTAAGGCTTCCATAACGTGTGTTCCAATATCTACTGTTATACTTATCCATAGTGTCTATGGCTAATTTAATGGCATATTTCTGTTTCTCTGTCATCTTCTCTGCCTCCAAACTCTTTAACTCTTGGTTCATATGGTTTAGGTAACTTCATCCACGCAGTCACCTTATCTGGAATTTCTAAATAGGTATAGCCATCAAAGTAATCACACACACTTCATACCAGCCTTGCGGAATCCAATATGAATCATCCTCTTCTGAATATTCCCAATCATCAGGAACACCATCACACATACTCCATCCCATATCTTCAACAGTGCAATGATGATATGGAAAGTAAACTGCTTTGATTACTCTTTTATAAAGTTTTCCGTCATATCCTATGTGTTCTACAGTTGCCAAAACTTCATCTGAACAATTTTTATTCTTACACTTGGGTACTGTATTTTTATTCCATTGAGCCATTTTCTTCACCTCTCAATTCTTTCAGCTTTGCTTCTGCTTCTGATTTTGTAAGGAATACTGTTTTACCAAATTCCAATATGTCAAAGTAACTAAAAATTGACTTTGTTACCTTATGCTTACGGACTGTTCGATAATATGTTTTTCCTTTTACTACTACTTTTTCTTGAACATCATCCCACCAAGTAATGTTGTAGACTTCGGTTCCAATTTTGCAAGGCAATTTCACAAGTCTGCCCTGTTCCTCTAATTCCTCATAATCTTTGAGCTTAAAGTACACCTTTAGCCAGTATTCTGCGTTATCAACTAATGTTGGTATTTCCTTGTTGCTATCTGTTAATCTCTCCATTTCCATTACTGCTCCTTTTTACCAAAATATGGGCTTTTAATGCACCTATATTTTTTGATACAATTTGCACAATCTTTTTTAGTTCTCATTTTCTCCACCTTTCAATTCATCATAAATCCTCTTATTTGCGTAGTTTGTAATTTCTACAGGATTTATTATTTTTTTACACTCAGGACAAATTGGATATAAATCTTTTCGATAATTACTGTCCATATTTTTAAATACAGCATTTTTTATTTTCCTGTGAAACTCTTTATCTGCCATTTCTGAATACACTTTTATTTTTTCAAGTGCTTTTTCCTGATATTCTGTAAATTTATCTTCATAACAGCAAAGCGTTACTAATGCTTCAAAAGCATCTATTACAGCACCACAGTCTGTGCAAGTTACAATTCTATTTACGACATCAAGCTCATAATGTGGTGGATTGCATTTGCAAAGTTTACTTCTTCCTTTTTCGATTTTCAAAAATTCAAATGAAACAATATTGTTGTTAGCCGTTTTCAATTCTTTCACCTCTCAATTCTTCGAAATAGAATTTTACATCGTCAGACACATACTTAACGATTCCAAACCGCTCCGCCACTTGATAAGGTATGCTGTCACGCATAAGCCTTTTATGTATTTCTGAAAGATACTTTCGAAATCCCTCGACATCTAAAGTGGCTTTATAGTGGTTGCAGCTCCTACAAGCTGGCATGTAATTTGAAATGTCGTCTGCTCCACCTATCCTAAGCGGTGTTGCATGGTCTACCTGCATATCTTTGTAAGCTATTTCTGTACCACAGTAAGCACAATGTCCGTTATACATGAGATATACAGTTTGTCTCACTTTTTTAGGTATTGCTTTTCTTTTATTCATTCTCCACCTCTCAATTCTTTCAGCTTTGCTTCTGCTTCTGATTTTGTAAGGAATACTGAAATCCCCAAGTATCCGCTATGACTTTTAAGAGAGTTATCGTCGTATCGAACAACTAACAAAGGCTTTCTGCTTATATGATATGTTTCTTCTAACACAAAACCCTTTCGTACCTCAAAATCCACAATACAGTACACTTCAGGCGGTATCTTGATTAGCTTCCTTCGTTGTTCTAAGTCCTCATAATCTTTCAGCCTAAAGTACACCTTTAGCCAGTATTCGGCATTATCAACTAATGTGGGTATTTCTTTATTGCTATCTGTCAATCTCTCCATTACTGCTCCTTTCTGTGAACATGTATTTCTAACTAATCATTGCTCCATTCACCATTTAGCAATTTATTCATTTTTACTTTGTTTATGTCCTGGTTGTTAAGGGTGATAGATGAAATGCCTTTAAATTTCTCAATTAATTCTTCTCTTGGCATATCCCAATTGAACACTCTTAAATATGTCATTACATCTTCTTTTTTCACATATTCTCCACTTGTAAAATCATCATATTTCATCTTGCTTTCTCCAATCTTCTCAATGAAATGCTGCTTTAATTTGCTATGCTCCTTTCTGCCTTTAATCGTCCTTTTCTTCAAAATCATCGCAACTATCATCATACATAGTCGGTATTCCATAACAGTCACTATCTTCATTGCCACAACAAAACTCTGAATAACCGCTATTCTGTGGCTTTGAAAAATCTCTTTTGTTGTACTTACATTCTCCACAAATTTCTCTTGACATATAATCTCCTTTCTAAAACGGACATTCACTAGGATTTTTCAAATCCCAACTTTTCCCTGCAACCGCAACATCTACATTCGCCCCATAAGCGACTTTTTTCATTTTCTCGATGAAACTATCTCTATCAGAATTTTCACTTGATAAATGGCACATTATTGCGTTCTGCAAGCCATCTGAATAATTTGCCTTAACAAAATTACAAGCCGTGTCAATACTTAAATGACCTCTGAAAACGTGATTAGCTTTGCCTGTGTTATCCCTGTCGATTAAATCCTTGTCATAATTCACACCTAATAAAATGTGATTTATGTCTCTAAACTTCCACTTGATTAATTCACAATCGGTTATATAAAGCATTCTCCCCATTTCCTTGTGCGTAATCAGAAAGCCGAATATCGGACAAGGTGTTCCGTCTGCATTAGTATGTGTCCAACTTCCATCTATCGTTGTTAGGTCAAATGCCTTAACTTTAAAACCGCTAAATGGTATCGTGTGATAACGATGTATGTCCTCGTGTTGTGCGTATTGTATATATGGTGCATAAATTGGTATTCCCATTGATTTAAAATCGTTTAATGATTTGCTATGGTCTAGAGGTGGGTGTGACTTATAATCACACCCGTAATCCCCCTTATGTTCCAATCTAAGCCTTTTTTAATCTCCTTAATCGGTATTCCACAATCAAGGATAAGTGTTTCTCCACTGTCGGAAGTTAGCAGATAGCAATTTCCGGCTGACGATGAGCCTAAACATTTTAAGTACATTTACATCTTCTCCTTTACTCGCTACTTTGCAAAAACAATAATAATTTTTCTGTACAATCAGCACAAAGGTCATATCTATAATCTACATATGAATAGCCATCTGGATTACCATAAAACATTGAATGAAAGCACAGTCGATTTTCTTTTTTGATACCATATTTAAAATATCCAGCCCATTTAGACAAACTGTAGTCAAAAGGCTTTCCACATCTATCGCATTTGCAGATTTTTTCAACTGACATACTCACACCTCGATTTCATCATCCTGTGGGAACTGAAAGCACTCTGTTGTAGCTTTCCGAAATTGTTCCTCACTCAAAATACTCTGCACTTCTTCAAAACGCTTTGAACTGGCTATGCAATGATAAAACACATTATTTTCATACACTTTTCTAAGCATTTCCATAGCCTTAATTGCCTTTTCTTTAGTTGAATATCTAGCTAACTTTGTGCCATCCGGCGATGATAAATTGCGACAATAGATAATTGCAATTTCTCCGTCTGAAAATTTTCCACTATCCATAGATAATAAAAAATAATCATATGGGATATCTACTTTTCCGTCCTGTGAAATTACTCTCATCCGTAAAACTCCTTTCTGACATCAACTACCTTACACTTTAATTTATAACCCCAATCATCAATCGGTGGTCTTTTACTCGGACAGCAGATAAACTCTCTGCAAATACTAGGTCTGACTGAATAAATCTCACATTTTTCTTTTGACTTGTCATCATTAAGAAACGGACAAGTCATATCCATTGTCGGTGTAGCTGTCGGATAATTATGCCTGTGTTCCTTAATATGATGTTTCTTGATATACTTGCGGATTGTTGCAATTTCCTCTTGTGTCATAGGAAGTAAGTTACTACAACAATTACCGCACTGAGTACATTCTCCATTGCAAGTCAAATCATAAGTGCCGTTATTCATATCAGCCATCATCTGTTCTAAACTTGCTGATTTCATAGGTTTACCCCTTAATAAGACAAATTAACAACGATGTATGGTTCTTTCTGCCAAGTTCTTGAGTACATTGATTGGTAATCACTAATATCTTTATAATCTAAGTTATCATCAAACTCAACTTCTGCGGTTACTTCCTGTTCGTCATCTTCACTGCTTCTATCAAATGTTGCTTTTACATCAGCTTCAAAATCTCCTTTGAAATTAAACCTAACTTCTGTATCTGCATTATACTGACTTAATTCCTGTATTAACTCATATACTGTCATATATAATCTCCTATTCTGCCTGCATAAATGGCGGTAATGTGCTATCTTCTGCCTGTTTTTCGGTTACTTCTGTTGCCGTGGTGTCAACTACATCTGCCTTATCTTCTATAAATTCAACAGTATTAGCATTTTCGGCAATTTCAGCCTGTGCAACTTGATATACCTCGTCCATTTCAACCTGTGCCTGTCGTGCCATTGGGTCATAATTCTTAGGGTATTTCCTTGTTGCATTGTTACACATTTTTCTCTGTATCATGCTCTCCGGAGTATCAAGCCAAGCACCGCTTATAAAAGGTCTTGCAAGCTCACATTCAAGCATTTCATCTACTGTCTTGCACGCTCTTAAGGCATTAAGTATCTCGTCTTTCTTAGCCTTAATTTCTGCTTTCTGCTTTGGTGTTGCGTGGTATCTGTCCTCACAGATACCAAAAGTCTCATTCATTATGTTTTGCTTAACATGAGCTAAAAGATTTACCTTAACACTATCTCTATCAGCAGAAAGATATGTTACTGTTCCGTCTAACAGCTTAACAGGATATACAACTCTTACCGCTTTATCAGATAATCCGCTTTCTTCCCACTCCGGCTCTGTAACTGTAAGTCCTTTATGCTTAGGTGGTATGTACTTGTCACCCTCTTTAATTACCCAGTACGGATAAACCTGCTTAACATCTTTTCCATAGTTGGCAAGCAAAGAGTCATAACCTGTACCCTCGATTCCCATTTCAACCTGTTTCTGCCATACATCCTTGCCTGTCTGCGGGTCAACTCCTATTTTTACATTCCTTAACTGAAAATAGCACTCTCTTGGATATGCACTAGCATTTAACTTAAGACTTGCGCAACGCTTAACAATGCCCCTTAAATTACTTGTATCAAGATTTCTCATATCAATCTTAGGGTCACTCTTGACAAGATTAAATATACTTGTCATAGCTTCCATAGCACACTCTTTTGCGTAATCGTCCATATCCATTCCAACAGCCTTATAATCATTGATGATAAGCCCTGTCATTGTATTGCTCCACTCGCTTAAGGAAGTGGTAAACGCTTTCTTTTCTGCAACTGCTGTATTCTCTGCCATAATTATTCCTCACTTTCTTCTTTGTATTGCTCTTTCTATCGCATTTTCACCGTTACTCTCATTTTCCCATTTTCTTAAAGTTTGCCTACTAACTTTTAGCTCCCTACTCCAATCTGATAACGTTTTAGTAGTTCCATTGTGCGTGATATAATGACTATTACGCCTATTCTTAGATTGCTCTCTAGCCGGAATCCAAGTACAATTAGATGGTTCATAGTTTCCGTTTACGTCTATTCTTTCCAAGGTTAATGATTCTTCATAGCCATTTTCAATAGCCCAATCGTAAAATAAGCAAAAATTATTTTTCCACTCATCACACATCACTATTCCTCTACCGCCATAATAAAAATAAGCTTTGCTATTCGGGTTAAAACAGCGTTGCTTAACATCTGTGTATATGCTGTACAATCTGGTATGTGTTTTATTATGAGTAGTAAAATACTCTGCGTTTCTTTGAGTTTTTATGCAACCACAACTTCTTACATTACCACTTCTTAAACTATCGCTTGATACCACTTTTTCATTACCGCAATCGCACAAGCAATTCCAATAGCAATTCTTGTGCCCAGATTTAGAATATTTGTACTCACAAAAACCAAGAACGATAAGCTTTCCATACCTTTTTCCAGTTATATCTTTGGTTTTTATTCTTTTATTTTCGCTAATCATTTTTTATCTCCAAAATTTCCATATCTCCATCACTAACAGCTAGCATTATTACTTGTGATTTAATTTTTTTTATAATATTTGATACATTTTCTGAATCGAGTGATTCTATATCATCAACAATTAAAGGGCAATTTATGTTACATATTTTTTGAATAGATAAACATATATCTATCTTCCCCATAATTTTCTTTGCTTTATTTGATGTACAATCTAATAACGATTTGTTATCTATGGTAGGAATACAAGCTGTTTTATAACCACCAGACTTTGTATAAGTGAACAACTGCCACTTAACTAACCCAAAATGGCTGTTTACCGCTTCTGTCAAGGCTTCATTCTTTGCTTTATCTAATTCGTCAAGTAAATCAAGGATTTTCTCGGCATTAGTCTTATTCTGTTCAGAATCAATCCTTGTCCGCTTTAATTCTTCAAGTCGCTGTTCATCTGCTGCCGTATCAGCCTTTGCAATCTGGATTTCACATTCTGCTAACTGCTGCCTTAAAGCTGTTTCCTGTGCCTTTAATTCTGCCTTAATCGCCGAAATATCATTAGCCTTGTGCATAGCTTCTTCTCTTTCAGCAATCTTCTGTTCAAGTGCCTTGTATTCCTCGGTGGCTGATACATCAATCTCCTGTGGAAGTTCTGATAACTGTTTTTCAAGGTCTGTAATAGCCGTATTCAGCATTGCAAGGCTCTTTCTATGTTCAACAAGTTCTTTTTCAAGACTGGCAATAGTTTCATTTTCCTTATCTAATTCACTCTTCGCATTGTTTCCGAGATTTGTTATTTTCTCAATTTCTGTCGCCTTTTTGCTTTCAAAGTCTGCCTTAATCTGTTCTTTTTTATCTTCTGGATATTCCTGTCCACAATAGCTACAAACAAGATTGCTCTCGTCAAATTTAAGGCTGTGTGTGTTCCTATATAGATTCCTATAACTTTCAATGCTTTCATTAAGCACAACAGAATGATGTTTACTGCTATCAATCCGGTTTTCACAATCATCAATAGTCTTTTCTGTCTGCCTAACAAGAAACTGCTTATCAGAAATCTTGTTCTCAATATCTCTTCTAGCCTTAATATTTTCCTCGTTAGCCTTGCGTGATAAGTCTCCCTGCTTAAACTTCAAATCAAGAATATCCGAACTAGCCTTGTCATATTCAGCCATCAGCTTATCATTGTCAGTCTGCTTTGCCACGCAATCAGCAATCTGTACTTTAAGGCTGTTTTTCTGTAATTCAAGATCAGATACTTCAATAGCCTGTTTAAGCTGAATATCTCTTTCTTTTTCCTTAATCTGTCCGTCAAGAATAGGCAAATCCTTTGTAATTTTGGTCTTGGTAGCCTTATTCATAGCGGACAATTCTTCAACTGTATACTTATTAAGTAAAGGAACTAATTCGGCTAATTCAGCTTTCTGTGAAGCTATATCAAGGTCTGTAACATCTCCTACAAGACCGAATAAGTATTCTCTCATTTCTGCCGGTTTCTGATTAAGAAATGCGTTCACATTACTGCACATCTTGAATACATTCATATCAACATCAAGATATGCGTTGAAATCCTTTAATGTCTTAGGCACATCATTAATGAAATACTTGTTATCGTCCTTATAGCCGCTGCTATCTTTGCTATAAGTACGCTTCTGTACTTTCTTCATAGTTATTTCTTTTCCATCAACATCAAGTGTAAGTTCAACACTTGTGTCCATATCATCAACTGATACTCCGTCAACCTCTCGCCTGACAACCGGATTATCCTTTAACTCATAATCACAGTTAAACAAGCACCACAGATAAGCCGTGGCAATAGTTGACTTACCTTTGCCATTCTTAGCCGTAATCTTTGTAATGGCATAAAAATCAAAATCTGCGTGTGCATAGCACATAAAGTTTTCAAGTATTACCTTTTTTAAAACTGCTCTTTCCATAAACATATCCTTTCCTTATTATATATTCATAACAAATACGCCATCTTCAACTTAGAAGTTATCAATTTCCCTATCCGCATAGGCTGAATACTTAGCTTCTTCAAATGAACCGTTAAAAACTGTTCCATGCAACGGTGTCCATATCTGGCATACCACATCTTCATCAATAGCCATACTTGCTAACTCTCTAACCGTAATATCACTATGCATTAGCTTCGCCCTCCTCTGCGTAATCAATCCTGCTTACTGATACTTCATAAGCAACCCTTGTCTCAATCTCATTGTCACTTATCTTCTTAGCGTACTCTCTGCTCTGAAATCTTCCCTGAATCTGGATGTGTTCTCCAACTTCAAGTCCACCCGCAAATCTCGCATTTCTTCCCCATGCTATACATGGTATGTAATCTGATTTGCCATATGGTCTGTTTACTGCCACTAAGATATCCGCAATCTCTCTGCCCTTTGGAGTACATCTGTATATAGGTGGTTTACAGATATGAGCGTCAAGTATAACTGTATTGATATCTTCTTCAAATGGTAGTTCGGTTGCGTCCTGTGCCAGTATTTCAAGCTCTCTTGCGAATACCGATAAAATCAGCTTGCTCTTCACATCATCAACATGCCGGTTGAAGCTCCTTATCTGCCCTGAAACTGTGACAACCTGTCCTACTTTGATTTCTCTGATATCAACAAGTCTGTCCGATATCATTACTGGTAATGTGTCTTTGTTGCCACTTGTTCTTGAACACTTGAGCATGAACACATAAAACCCCTCACCAAGTACTTCATGTGAGTACTCTGGCTCTTTCTCAACTACTCCTGCTAATGTGATATTATTGTTATTAATTGCATTTTCCATTTTTCTCTCCTTACTTTAATATGTAACTTCCTATTGGTACTTTATCCATTCTTTCAATCAGATGGATTTTGCAGCTGAAAGTATAGAACTTTCTAAAATCCTTTTCCTTTATAGCTCTCTGCCTGTTTCTGTTCAGCTTAATAATTCTTTTTATGCTACTCATTGGCATTCTCCTTACATCTGTAATACATCGTTGTTATAACCCCTCTTGCTGTGAGACAGTCATAATTCTTCCATGCTGATAAATCATGGTTAGCTGATTTAATTGCTGTTCTAATTGACCTTTCAACAGCACATCTTGACTTGCCTACTGTACTGGCAATGCTATTGTAAATTTCTTCCATTGTTATAGAAGAATTGAACCGTTTAACAGCTTCAATTATGTAGATGTAACCTTTTTTATTGGAGAGAATACCTAAGTTGAACATTTCTTCTCTTATCCTTGCTTCCATAAACACTCCTTACTTGTAGCAAAAGTACATGTTCTGCACTTTCTTATAAACACCGCTACCTTGTTTAAATTCAGCTTGATACAACACATTGCTAGGTATGTCATATCCGCTTATTAATAATTCTTCTGCTATTCTCCAACACCTTTCTGTTGGCTCTTTATAGAATCCGCTGTTTATAAGTTCTGTGCATTGGTATTGCCCTGATTGATAGATAACTTCTTCAATGCTGTTAGGAAAATACTCACTTTGTACTCGGTTCAAAACAACGGCTCCTGCAAGATATAGCATTTCATCGTCGTTACATGTCGCTCCGCATTCGCCCATCAGTAAATGTGCCATGAGCGATAACTCATATTCATCAACACTTATCTCTCCAGTTTCAACCTTATAATCAACATGTGAGTTGTAGCATTCACTTAACACTGCACTCTGCTGATTAATCTTAGCTTGTGGTTGTACTGGTCTTAGAATCAACGCTATAAGGCTGATTCCTGCCAGTGTTGCAAATATGTTAATTATCTTTTCTTTCATATCTTCTCCTACATGTTTGTATCATGTACCACCTCGGCAAGTGCTATTGGTAACAAATAGGTGTCTATGAATTCGTGTACATCAGCCAAGTATTTTCTTTTAATACTCTTGTATGTCGCCACGCACCCGAATTCGCGTTTTAACTGCTTGTATATATCAGAATATACTGAACCGCGAATACCACCGTCTTTGTACGCATTGCTGTCCTTTCCGCCAAGTACTTCAATTCCTTTCTTTCTAACATGTTTCTGCACTTCTTCAATCTCACAGCCGTAAAGCGGAGTTTCTTCTTCGATACTGGTTATCTTATCTTCAACCTTATCAACTCTCTCTGCAAGTTCTGTGTTGCCCTGTGCCAATAATCTAATCTGTTCAGATGTTGTCAAAGGCTTACTGTAACTTCCTGTCTTTCTGATTGATGGAAGGACTTCTGATGTAACCCATTCTGTAAATCTTTCTGCACTCTCTTTTCTGCTCTGAAAGATTGTCTTGTAAAGATTGCTCTCGTTAATGTATAACAGCTTTTGTTCTCCACCTTTTGTAAGGGTAGGAATACTGTTCACACCCTTTGGGTTCAACCTCTCTTTAACCTTTGACGGCTGTGTAAGTTCCAATGCCTTGCATACATCAGCCAAGCAAAACATAGGTTCATCATCTTTAGTAATGGTTCGGATTTCTCCAAACTCTGAATTGCTAAAAATCTGTAGCTCCATAAACATTCCTTTCTAAATAATGTGTGATATATTTTGACCTTTTAAGGTGCATTTGAGCAATTCTGCTCATTCCTATCTGCTGTAACTTGTAGAACTTTATATTTATTGATACAATAGAAAGGTGATGGTAGACACTTTCCAATTGGTAGGTAATTCACACTTGATACGAACAGGGCGCTATCCCTGTCGAAAAGAACCAATGATGTTTGAATAAAAGTTTGCAACTATTTACCGCTACCATCACTTTTCTATTGCATCAATATCAAAAATTCTAATCTGTTTGTACTTTGTGCTATAATCCTCTTATTCTATTAGGGATTGAAGAAATGTTCTCTATTCTTACTCCTTTCTGCTTATTATCAAAATAATAAGTCCAGTATCGTAAGTGAAAAATTTAATACCGCAAGAACAACAGCGATTATTAATGTTATCAATGCAGCATCACAAAGTCTTTCATTGTTGCCTCTTTTTACTTAATCCATTTTTCAACTGGGATTCTTGTTGCTTCTGCAATTTTTTGCACTGTAGTTAATGCTGGTAAAGAATTATTATCTTTCCATCTGCCTACAACCCCGTTGCCAAGACCGCATTTTTTTTCAAATGCGTGTATTGACAAATTATTTTCTTCGCAATAAGCAACAACATTTTGATAAAACATAGACTTCTCCTTTCTTTATTTGATAAAGATTTAGAGAAAAGCTTGACAATCTTTAGAGAAAGTTCTAATATATGAATTGTCGAGAAACATATTTTGAGAACACTTCCCTTTAAGTTTATTTTTAGGCTTTTCCCTAACCTTTAAACTTATTATATAGAGTGTTCTCTAATTTGTCAACACCTTTTTTAGGTGAAACTCTAAAAAATGGAGGAAAATGCAAATGAACACAGTAGAAAGAGTAAAAGACCTATGCAAGCAAAGGAAGATTTCAATACATAAATTAGAATTAGAATGTGGTTTTGCTAACGGATATATAGGTCAGTTGCGTAAAGGCACATTACCAGATGATAGGTTGGGAAAAATTGCTGAATATTTAGGTGTATCAGCCGAATATTTAAGAACTGGCGAAGAAGAACAGCTTATTTTGTCTGAACAAGCTGATTTGTGGATTAAAGTCAGAAATGACAAAAAATTATTACACTCGTTAAAAACATTTTTTGAGTTAAGTGACGAACAGCAAAAGTATGTTCTCGGTTTAATTAATTTATTTAAAGGAGAGTAGTAATAAATGATTGAATCGAAAGATTTTTTAAGAGCCATAGTAGAGAAAAGGAATAAAAACGGCAACACTGATTATGCTGACATCGCCAATAGTCTTGGCATTGATATGGTTTCGATGTTGCCGTTTATGAAAGAACTCAATCGCAAAGGTTATATCATTCAAACTCTTGAAGATGTAACTGTGACAAAACTTGGTTTACTTGCCTATGATGAACTTTAATTAAAACACTTTACGATTCAAATTGCAATGCTCTTTTACTTTTCTGTGTGTACTGCTGGTACAGTCGTTAGGTTGTGCCAGTTTTTGTTATGTCTTTTACAATTTTGAAGATGTATTCCACTACATCTTCATCATTAACCTCTTTTATCAAGCTGTAAATTTCATTTTTGCGTTCCTCCATATTCATTTTATATCCCCTCCCTTGACTACAATAATGAGGTTATTATAGAACATCTGTTCTTGCATGTCAGCCTACCCCCAGTAGATTAACAGTTTTCAGCGACAGTACCGCCAACGCCAATCAAACGGCACTGTCTAGCCGAAACTTGAAGATTTCGTCCGAACTCTCTCGGACAATTATTATTATAAATACTGATAATGTAAAAATCAACTTAAAGATATCGCAAATTTCGACAACATTCGACAAATTATGCATATTGTGATATGATTAGTAAAATTAAATTTAAGGGGGATTTGCTTATGAAAAAGAGAATTGTAAGCATTATGCTTGTCATGTGCTTATTGAGCCTTGTAGCGTGTCAGAATGGTGCTTCTGATAGTAATGTTAAAAGTACCAGTGAAGTCCAGACAGAACAAGAAACATTATTATCAAGAGACAAGAGTGTATACCCTGATGATATAACTGTTGAAATGCTCAAGCGTACACCTAATAAGTATATTGATAAAGAATTCAAGTTGACAGGCAATATTGTAGCAGAATTAAAATATGATGGGGAGGTCGAAGATAAAGACGGAAATACGCATACTGGTGAAGAATCTAGTGAATATATTGCTTGCTATTATTTAGCTGTTGATGGCAATAATGATGATACTGTTGTTTTGACATATTATAGAGACGATTTTGATTATAATTTGCTTGTTGGTGATAATGTGACAATGTACGGAACGCTTCTTGAGGGTGGTATGGAATTTAAGAAAACAAACGGAACTATAACGACCATTCCTGCTGTTATGGCTGTTATGATAGATTTGAATAATTAAAATATTACCGGGAGCATTGCACTCCCGGTATTTTTATTAAGGTTAGACTAATTCACAATCGGCTATATTGACTGCAGCAAACAGTTCTCCGTCATGCACAAGTACAACTCTGTCGCCACTTCTTTCTGATACTGTATACTCATCAAACCAAGCTTTGATAGGTGTACCGTCATAATCAGTATCGCCAACAAATCTCACTGTGCTACCCTTTTCAATATCTTCACTGAATGGAATATCTGTAGGTGCATCATCAGAACTTGTACCGCCGACAAATTCAAGATTAGCAATATTGACAGCAGCTGTGATTGTTGTACCGATGCCTATAACAATTCTGTCTCCGTCCTCTTCAATCACATCATATTCATCATAATATGTCGCAAATCTCACGCCGTCATAATCAATGTTATCAAGCACTCTGACTTTCTTACCGTCGCCGCGATTTACTGTATCTGTGTTGATATCATTGTCATTGTCATAAATGCACTTAACAAGGCTGATGTTATCCTCGTCAATAGCAGCAGTAGTTACGCCGTCAACACCGATAACAACTCTTCTGCCACTGGCTGATAAGACACTGTACTCATCATAGTAAGTGCTGAATGGCTCGCCATTATCGTACTGAATAGCGTTAATAACCTTAACTGTATCGCCCTTATGGTATTTAGTGTCTGGTACTGGCTCATAGTCTGGCACTGTGATTTCTTCAACGACATGGTCTGTGCAATAATCAGTGTAACAATAGTTCTGGTCTACTGTCTGTCCGTTAATCTGTGTGTCTCTAAGATAATTAACACTTCCACCGAATTGCCACATATCATAACCAACAGCAATTCTAGGTTCTGCATCTGAATACTTTGCTACCCAAACGGCATAACCAGCTTCTTTTACTCTTGAAATGTCTACATAATTGTTAATGCAGTTCTCGTATGAGTATAAGCCGACATTCTTATATCCTGCATTTCTCATTTCATCAAGGAATGCCATAATAACATCTGTAAGGTCGTTACCAGTAACCATGTCTGCTTCAACATCATAGAATACTGGATAGCAGAATGATTTACCTGCTAAAAGCTGTGCAAAATATCTAGCTTCATTTACAGCTTCATCAGCACTTAATGCGTTACCAAAGAAATAGGCTCCTTTGTGGATTCCTGCACTTTCCAACTTATTGTAACTGTTTTCAAATTCTCTATCTTCGTACAAGCCATCATCAGCACCGCCTGCCTTGATAATGGCAAAGTCTACACCCTCATTTTCCTTTGCGCCTATAAAATCAAAGTTTCCCTGCCACCTTGATGTGTCAATTCCGAATAATTTACTCATAAATTTACCTCCTAAATTTAGAAAAATGTGTATCAAAAAAGCACCCCAGTGTTTCCACTAAGGTGCTACCAACCTTGCGAATCGCTTCTTGTAGTTCGTCATGTTCGATAAGGAAATACCTTACATCTTCTTTTGTAATTTTTGTCAATACCTTATGTCTTATTTTCATTCTACAACTAAACAGTGATAATATTAAATACGACGGTGCAATTGCTAAGGCAATATCTGAAACTTAACTAAATATAAGCGAACCTGTAATATAATCGCCTTTCTTAAATTCGGTGGTTGCCCATGCTCCTTTATTACCATCTTTTGTATAATATCGAGCAAAAGCATAATTCTGATTTGCAGAGCTATATAACAATGTTGTTCCATATCCGACCAATTTATATCGAACTACGCCTGCGGCATCATAAGGAGTATAATTACTTTCCAATACTTTACTAAAGCTAATACCCATATTTTCAAGAACTGTTTCTATGTCATAATATCCTGTAAAATTATTCTGTGTAGAATCTTGTGTTTCAATTTTGGAGGCATAGTATAAAATCCCTGTTTTGGTAGATTTATTATAATAGCAATAATTATAGCCATAACCTTCAAGAGTACCATCTACACTTGCAATATTTTTGCAAAAAGAGTTTTTAACGTCAATATTGTTGTTTAATTGTGTAACTTCATCACGAAGATTGCTAATCATATCGTTGTTATTCTTAATACCCGCGTCCATTATATTTAAGTTTGACGCACTAAGCGGAGTACTTTTGCTTGGCGATTGTTGCCAGTTTACACGGCTGTACGAAAGAAATCCAGTTAAGCTCATAATTTACCTCCTAAAAAATAAGAGTGTAGGCTTAAACCCACACTCTCTGATGATTTACTCTGTTATTGTATCTGTTGTATCTGAACCGACTGTCTGCTGTTCATTCTTTAACAGCTTATTGACTTCAAGCTTGAAATTCTCATAATCAGTATCACATTGTGTCTGATTTGCAAGGTATAATTCTTTGTTAGTAATTGTCTGACTAATTGTCAATGAACCTGTTTCTGGTACAGCCGCATACATTGTCATGGCTGATTGACCGTTAATCACGGATGTTCCACTTAAATTTGTTGTTTTTGTTATACTTAACATATTGTTTTCCTTTCTACCGCTGTGCGGATTTATATACCTAATTTTTGTTTAATCCACTCTGACAGTTCAACCCATGCACCGCCAGAACTTATATAATAATATCCATACACATAACAATCTCCCTGATTTAACATTAAAGACTTATCTCTTAATTCAGATATACTATTTCCGCTTTTATCCAAAATTGCGAAGCCATCTGCATCCATAAATGATTCATATTCATCTGATGTATAACTTATTTGATAAGGAGACATTTTAGCGTGCCTACTGCCGTAATTTAGCTTAATTGCAGATGTGCTCAATGTACTTGTGTTAATGTCTATATCTCCTCCGGTAATATGAGCTGATTTTGCATACAAGCTACCATCATGTCCTACCTTAAACACAGAATTTTCTGGTGTATCAGAACCAGCCCAAAACGCCCAAGCATATCCGCTTTTACTACTTATTCCAACTTGTTCACCCACTAAAGTATAATCATTAATTGTGTATCCGCCTATTGTGCTACCTTTAGCATTTAATTTTTTACATGTGATTGTTCCATCTGCTGAAATAGTGGTATTAGTTGTCGTTAATGTAAACAAGTCGCCGTTAATATTAACAGACTTATTACCGCTAATATTAATTGCCCCTTTAGCTTTAAGTGTAATATCATCTGCTATAGCTTCTATGGCAGATTTGAGTTCTCCGCTTGTTGGGTCTTTCTTGATGTACAAATCAAGGCTTGCTGATGTAGCATAGCTTTTAAGGCTTTCATTTGTGGCATAACTTTCAAGACTCTTCTTAGTGGCATAATTATTAGAGACTTCCAACTTTATACTATTGCTTTCCTTGGTTATCGCTTGTGTTATAGCGTTGTTAACTTGTACAGTGCTGCTATAATTGTCTCTTATATCAATCTGCGTCTTACTTAATTCAGAGCTGATTGTATTAAGGTTCACCTTTAACGCGGCATTTTGATTAAGAAGATAAGTGATTTCGGTTGAAGATATTTCTTTCCAATCGTGCGTTCCATCTATTTTTTTAATCCAACGCCACGCTCTGTTCTGCACTTCCCAATACGCTATAATGCCTACATAATTATCATATTCTGCTTCTGTGTATTCCCATGTGCTATCACTAGGGTATCTATCATCGCTTGGATATATAGGTACACTCCACTCATTAGCTGGATAATTATCCTTAGTCGGCTCGTATGTCACCTGATATACCTTGAAATCATCGTTGAGTTGCTTGTAAACATCTCCTATTTGCACACCGAAGCTATCAAGCGTACTTGTAACTGTATTGAATTTGCTTTCGATAGACTCTCCATTGCGAATATCAGTCCACCACAACTTTTGGTCAATAAAATCTTTAGATTGCTTAATAGCCGAACCCCATAATGTAGAATTGCCGCCAACGGTTGTCTGAATACTCTTAAATACGCTATCAAGGGTTTGCTGTTCACTATCAACATATATCTTCGTTGAATTAAGCGTGTGTGAACCATCATTATTGATAACATTGAACAGCGATTCTATATTCAACTTGCTTGCGGCAATATCAGCATTATCCTTAACCATATCATCACGGATAACCTGTCGTTGAATACCTTTGTCTGTTAATCCAATAGCGTCAAACATCAAATTGCCTGATTTATCCCAGATATACATGTTGTAATCTGAATTAGCGTCTTTACCTATCTGAACCCTAACCCTATTGCTGTCAGATATTTGAATTGTATTGTCTTTCCACTGTGACTTGCCATCTTCGCTGTGAACAAGTACATTAGTAGTATTAATGTCAAGTGCTGTGATTTTGCTTGCGTCAAGACTATCAATCATTGCTGACTTAATCTGCGCTTCTCCCAAAACAGCAATAACAGAATTAGAGAAATCCGTTGTTATTGTTGTTCCTGTTGCTGAACCGAATATTAATGTCTTGATATCAGCTACACTTGCGTCAAGTATGCCAACTTTCTCATAGTCTACTTTAAGATTTGCAATATCCGCATTAACAGCCTTAAGGCTTTCCACATTAGCATTAATGATATCTGCATATGTTGCATCTAATTTATTTGTTTTAAGGTTATCAATATCAGCATTAACAGCCTTTAAGGTTTCAATGCTTGCGTATCTGATATCAGCTTCATCAACAGATAGTTTATTGATAAGTGCTTTATTTACAAGTATCAAGTCGGCATAGTACCGTTCCATCTGCTTAGTAATAGGTCCAGAAGCAACGCTTGTATTCTCCGTGTCAGATTGACCTATAGATGTAACAGTATCTATAAGTCCGCCGTCACATTCGTGCGTAATCTGCATTATAGGCACTTTGTAATCAACGCCACCTTTGTTGACAGTTATAATGTCGCCAACTTCTAGTCGGTAGTCACCGACAAACTTAACTGTAAGCGGTCTAAATGTAAAACCACCTATCTTTTTATAGACTTCATCAAGAATTGCCTGCGTCATAAACGGATTGGCAAAACTAAGTCCTGTCGCTCCGTCACCAGAAGTAATCTGACTTTGTTCTGTAGAACCACTCTTGGTATTATTACATGTCAATTTTTGTATGATAAAATCCTTGCTTGTTGTAAATGTAACGCCCTGCTGATAATACTTATGTCCGTCAAGTACATAGCTGCTATCCTTATACCATCTTAATTCAAGGTTGCCATCAGCATTAATTACCGCATTACTGCCTTGTAGCATAGCCATATAGCCGATAATTTCTCTATAGGTATATCCTTGTGGCTTGTCACTGATAGTATGTGCTGTAACTATATTTGTTGCTAAAGATATGCCTAACTTACCGCATATCTCATTAAGAATATCCTTATCCGTGCTTGGGAATGTCATATCAGAGAAATAAGGCATATCAGCCTTGTACATTCTGTCGTATGCTTCGTAGCTTGTGTATTCTCCATCACTTGTCTGCTTAGTAACTGTAAATATTCCCAACTTAATATAGTTAATTTCTTTGCCAACCTTAACGCCCTCAAATATGGTAATCTCCTTATTTTCGAGGCTTATTGCTGGCATATAAATAGAAAAGGTAACACTGCTACTGCAAGTGTTACCTATCGTAATTTCATTATTGGGATTTATCATGTTTAGAAACTTGAAATTGTTGAGTGTTTCGATATATTCTTTTCCTTCAACAACATACTTGGAATAGTATCTTGCACTATTTCCCCTAACAATTTCCGTCATAGCTGTGTCTAATATCTTCATTCTACACCGCCTTTATTGATTAATTAATGGCTTATCATAAACTCAATTGAGTATAATTTAGCTGGTGTAATTTCTTCGCATTTATCGAATGCGTCCATAGGAAGCATTGTCATGTCAGGCACTTCAATCTCTTGTTCATTGATTTCTTGCAATTCTTCCTGTAACTTCTTTAAGTTCTCTGATGTAATCTGATACTGATTATCGTTGATAACTGGATTGCCGCTGTCGTCCTTATCTGCATACTTAACCTTAGTATCTTCTACGGTCTGTAATGTTGCCTTGTACAGTTCTTCTAATGCCTTAATATTGCACATAACAGCCATAGCAATTCTGCCTGTAGTCTTGTCGTGCGATATGTTACTTAAGCTCTGAAATCTGTCTATTAACTCACTTGTTTTAAGTTTCATGTGGAACTCTCCTTTATTTCTGAATTAAACTTAGTTTCGCTCCGACTATTAATCCGTCCTCATTCTTTGCCCTTGTAAGGTACGGATATGTCACATCTCCTGTGTATATTGTCATTTCTTTTTGCGTACCTCCTAAAAATAGGACTTGTGCTGTTGGGAATGGGTTATTTATGTCGCTTACTACATTATCAAGCAATAGTGCCTGCTCACCTGTTAGCGGCGGTAATTGCAGTTCAATCTTGTCTTTGAGTGCTACAATCGTGCCTACCATTTCTCCATAATCGTTTCTTCCTGTATTTTTAGACCATATCTTATTCCTACTGTATGTGTAGCCGTTATATGCTACTGGGAATCTAACCCCCTCAATCACAACTGCGTCAATCAATCAAACCACCCCTTTCAAGGCATTAAAAAAGGAATGTACCATTTCTGATACATTCCTTAGTGTGGTTACAAATTTCTTGCAACCATTATATTTATTTCTGTTTGAGCCATTCTAATATTCTCAAGAAAATCTATGCAACTTCATTGAATAATTGCAGTATAAATTCTCTTCCAAGCTGTGTTATTCTCCTGTGATAAATAACCTTACCATTGTCAAGGATTTCTTGCTTAATCTCTTCATATCCCATACTGCTGTATGGTGAGTAAAGAACCCAAGTTCCATTGACACTGTATTGAATTTTTTTATCAGCAAGTAACTTGTTAAGTTGAATGGCAGATTTCAGATTCAGTTCCTTAGCAATCTCTGTCATTGTGTATGTCTTATTGACATGTGTTAAGATAGCGTTCTTTCTTTCTGCCTCAACTCTTGCTTGTCTTTCTTTTTTTAACTTTGTTAATAGTTCTATTCCAAAGTCTGGATTATTCAGTATTTCATCAATAACATTATCAGTAGCATATATTCCATTCTTGCGAATTGACGGAATAATCTCGTCTGCCACTAATGCTTGAAATTTCTCTGCTGTTTCGTTTTTGGCTTTCATTGCTAGGCGGTAGAAGATGTTTTCTGGGATAAAATCTGGCAATCCATCTTTTCCAATCGGCTTTAAATTTCCGTGCCAACTTGTTGGCACGCCTAATTCATCAAGGTATTTCCTAATTGTTTCCCATCTAACAACCTCGTTACCACTTGCGGCTACTCTTGTAAACCCAAGTCCTCTAGCAACATTTTCCAATCTTAAGTACGCAACGCCATTCTGCTCATAGCAGTCTACGCCGCAAATATTCTTAGTGTTCATAGGTACTTTAATCTCATTGTGAGAACTATCTTTTGTAGTTGGATAATTATAACTCATTATTTTACCTCCTACAAAAATTTTATCATTTGCTCTAAACAGAATCTATTGCGTAGTGGGAGTATATGCCCACAATGCCTCACGCAATAATATTATGCTACTTCCTTTGTAGCCTTGTCCTGTTCCTTTAAATTAAAATTATTAACATTGTCCTGAATGGTTTCTATCTGCTGCAAAACTCCCATAAGAACATATGAAACTCTTTCGTTTTCCATATTTGCTAAAACTTCTGTTACTGTTGCGTGCGCAATTTCTGACGCTATGTCAATATTTGTTACGATTTCTACATTACTCATTTGTTTTTCCTCCGAAAATAATCTTGAATTTTCCGAAAGAAACTGATATGATAGATTTATCAATTCCTTTCGGATTGGTGCTTTTAAAGCGTTGTGTTCGTTGGTAGCGGTGCAACGCTTTATTTTTTTTGCCCTTTTACTTTTTCAATGCCTTTTTTAATCAAATCAAGTATTGTATATCCGCTTTTATCAGAAAAATTCATTATTTCTTCCTTTTCCTCTTTGGTGACACGAATATATATTCTTTCATTTTTAGGATTGTCGAGTTTAGGTCTACCTTTTTTATTGGACATATACTCACCTCTTTTCTGTCCGCACATTTAATATAAACCGTACGCACAAAAAAGTCAAGCACTTTTTCAATAAAAAATGGAACGCACCGAAAGATACGCTCCATTAAATAATTTATTCAAGTGTTAATGTCTTTTTAATAAGTTTTTTATCAATAAATGACGAATGGGCTTCCACCTCTAAATCTACATTACTTCTATCATTTAAAATAAACGCTTCTGCAATTGTAATAGTCGTGTTTGGCTGTATTTCTTTCATAATATTATCTTCCTCTTCGACAACTTTGAGTAAAGGATAATCCAATTCTACGCCATTTTGAAAACAATTTATGTCATAATTATATGCAGCTCTGGTATTGTCTTTAGAATTATTAGTGAAATCAAAATAAACAATAAGTATATCTTTTTCATTATTATTTATAATTTCATGCTTAAGATACTTAAATTCCGTATTGTTATAAGTGGCATTATCACTGCTTTTTTCTGTTGTGGTATTAGTGTTTTCTGTCTTTGTATCGGTACTTCTATTGCCGTAAACTATTATCAAGACTAAGACAAAAGCTATTGCCAAACCGATGTAAAGTTTCTTTTTCTTTTTCATATTGCGTTACCCCTTTGCTTTTTATATAGCAAAAGAATAACACAATACATTTATCTTATCAATATGGAAAAGCCGCTTGTCCTGTCATATTAGTATAGTTATTAGCTTTATCTTGTACCATTGTAAACAGCTTATCTGCGTCACCTTGTAATGTTATGTTTACATTATTGTTAGCTTCTGACATAGCCGCTACAACTGCATTGTAAACCGCTGGATAAACTGCGTTGGCAATACCTGTTGTGATTTCCTGCTGATTGGCTACTGCTGTTCTTCCGTCCATAGTACCAACCATTTCAGGTCCAACTTCGTTTGCGACAAACAATTGTCCTTTGCCTGGGAATCCGCCGTTTGCATACCAATCAATACTGACTTTTGGCACTCTAGGCGGTGCAAGACTAAATTCTCCGTCAATCTTAAAGTGTGGTGTATCAATGTGTGGAAATTCAAGTCCTAAATCATTCCACCACTGCTTAAAGCTGTTCCAAGCGTTCTGTATCTTAGCTTTAAAATCTTCGATAGCCACAGAAATGCGTTGAAGTGCTGGTTTGCTATCCCACCAATCTACAATATCATCCCACTTCCCTTGAATACCTTTTTTAATTCCGTCAGCTAAGTTTTCCCATTTTTCCTTAGTAAACCACGGTCTCACATCATTGCTCCACCAAGAAACAATTGCAAGACTGTTCCACCAACCAACGATTGAATCCCATTTTTCTTGTATTCCTAATTTCATTCCATCAACAGCGTCAACCCATGTATCTTTTTCAAACCACGGTGCAACATTATTATTCCACCAGCTAACAACAGCTGTATTGCTCCACCAATCTGAAAAACTGTTCCATTTTTCGCTTAAAGATGTTTTTACGTTGTCTCCCAGTTCTCCCCATTTCTCCTTAGTAAACCATGGTGCAACACTTGTAGTCCACCAATTTGCTATATCATCTTTATGCCCAAATGTGATAGTTTCTATCACTCCGTCAATAAAGCTAGGTAAATCTTCAAATGGTGCTTTTATAAGATATGCTAATTGGTCAAACATTGACATATCTATTTTCTCGCCTGTAAGTGCTTCATTTAGTTTATTGCCTATATTAAATCCAATAATAGCTGCACCAATGCCACCTACGATTCCTGCTCCAATAGTTAAGCCTATTTCTGTCGCTGTACCAGCTCCCATTATTACAGATAAGTCAGTAGTTAGCATAGTTTGCAGACCTTTTAATAGTCCACCTCCACCAGCAAAACTCTTTAATCCTTTCTTTATAGCACTCCAACTTAATGCGTCTGATATTCTTTCTCCTATTTTTTTGCCTAAACCGGTAAACTTCATAACTCCAAGAACTGACATGATTGTAGTTTCAACGGGTGCAGATTGAAATAGTCCTTGCCATATTTCAATAGCTGCTTTTATAGCTTCCCAGATTGCCCTGCCTACACTTGAAAGAACTTCTACCCAATCAATTCCAGCAAGATAATCTCCCATTTTTCTGCCTATTCCGTACCAGTCTACTTTATCAATGGCATCTGCAAACCAATTAAAAATTCCTGCCACAAGGTTAGATGTATCTTGTCCTGCCTTAAAGAAATCGCCAACAGCAAAATCTTCAAATATTCTCTTAACAGGTTCGAGTGCTTTCTCTATTCTGTCAGCCCAGGCAACCGCCGAATTTTCCATATTAGCAAATGCTTTATTCCAAGCTGCTTCATATTCTGCCGCCGCCTTAGTAATATCATCTGTCAAATCAATAGTGCTACCGCCGCCACCGCTTGAGCCTTTGCTTGAGCTTGTATCGTCCTGTAATTTATTTATTTCATCAAATCCCATAAGGGATAATGTAGCTTTCTTAGCTGAATCAGCTACATCTTGGTAGCCGTCTGAAATATCTTCTAAGCCATCTGATGTGTCTTTATAGCCGCTTTGTCCAAAGCTCTCAAAGTCAATCTTAACCCCCATTAAAGAAGCAAGGTTGACTAATAATCTTTTGATTGCAATAGTAACGCCGTTTACAACTGGCATAACCTTTGAAAGAATTGGGATAAATAGCTGTCCTGCTACCATTCCTACCTCTTTCATATTGTTACCGAACTGGCGTAACATATTTGATGGGCTGTTAATCGTGTTGGCTAAATCGCCCCAAGATACTTTTGATTGGTCTAATATTGCTAACACTCTTAACTGCTGTTTTTCCATCTGTGTCATTTCTGATACAGACTTAGAAATGCCTAAGTTATAGGCATACGTCGCTAATGTAGCATTAGTAATATCAATACCATATTTATACAATGCCCTTGACTGCCCGATTAAGCCGCTTTGTAAGTTCTGTGCTACTGTTGAATAGTCCACATTAAAAAGTGAGCTTATATCGCCCGCAAGCATTGTCATTGACTTTGTTATTGCTGTTGTTGCTTCACCCGTCTGTCCTAGTGAGTTAGTGACAGAGGCTAACTGTGAAGCGTACTGTGTTATCTCTTGTATGTTAAGTCCTAAGTTCTTTGCTCCACTTTCTTCAAGCAAACCGCCTTGAACATTGACTTTTAAGCCTGATAGTTTTCCAAGAGTATCATTTACTCTACTTTGAAAACTTTCTGCATATGCTGTTGCGTTATCATAGCCGTACTTTTCGTAATCTTTATCCCATTCCGAGCCAATCTTGCCAAATGCAACCGCTTGATAGTTGAACGCCTCAATGTAATCTGTTGTTGACTTGATGGCTTCTATAAGTTTCTTACTGCCACGAATTACCATAAAATAAGTGGCATAAAACTTACCTATTGCACTTGCTAAGTTCCAACTACTTCTAGTTGCTGTCCTAGCACTTGTAGAAACGCCATACAACGACTTTTGAAGTGAGTTTGAAGAAGTACCCACCTTGCTACCTTGACTAGCAAGATTAGCCAATGCGTTAGTCATTTGAATAACATTCTGGCTTACTGTTGGCGCTCTTGATAGCGTTGTCATTAAGCCATTTAAAGCATTGCCTAGCTTTGGAATGTTTACAACGGCGTTTTCTATGCTCTTACTGCCTAGCTTACCAAGTGACTTTGCAAATTCTGTGACTTGTGTTGCATTTTGCGGAATAGCTGATATGCTTGCAACTGCCTTTGTGACAGCTTGAAGTGATGTAGCTGTGTTAGTTAGTGCAACTGAATCAACAGAACCTATTTTTGTGATATTTTTGGCAAGTCTTGTAAAATCTGCTGTTCCTGCGTTCATATTCTGCATAGCAGAACCTAACTGACTAACACCACTCGCAAGACCGCTTAATGATGAACCATTCACAGTCGCAAGTGATGTTGACAGCCTTGTAAGCTGATTTATCAGTTTATCAACAGAATTGATAGCTTTAGTGGCAGTACCAGTAATTTTAACCTCTAAACTGTCTAATTCCACGCTTTACCCCCCTTTTTATAGGATTGTTGGCGGTAATCCTTTCTTTTCAGCTCGTGCCGCCCATTTCTGTTCATTGAGTAACATTCGCTGTAACTCTTTATCGTAGGTATCTTCTTCGCTTTTTTCCGTTTTTTCTGATAAAATAGCCTGCTTCGGATATTCAATGTGTGTATCTTTACTAAATGCCGCACCAATGCCGCAAGAAATAGCCGGTATTGCATAGACAAAAAACCAGTTATACATTTCTGCATCTCGATTTTGTCTATCAATCTTTTTGCCTTTTGCGTATAGTAATAATTTTGTAGGTGTCATTCTTAGAAAGTCTGAATAACTAACGCCTAGTGAACTGGCTAAGACAAAGTATTCTTCCCAGATTATTTTGTGGAAGTCTGCTTTTTCTTGTGGTCCTGTGGAACTACTGTCGGCTTCTTCTGTTCCTGTGTCGCTTCTTCCACATTGTTCGCCATTTCCTCTAACATCGTTGTTATCCCTGACAGCTCGAAAAAACCATCATCTTCCATCGCTTTCTTGATTTCTTCAAACAACGTTCTATATCCGTAACTCTTATCTGTCTTTCTTTTCTCTGTAATATATGCCCTAGTGAGTTCCTTTGCTTCATCCATAGTTACTGGGTTATTGTCAATACAGCCTGCATAAATGGCGGTAATGCAAATCTCTGGCACATCTGCTGTCATATTTGCTAATCCATCAAAGGAAGCCTGTGCAACGCTTTTATCTGTCTGTGCAAGTAAGTAAGAACCATTAACGACAGAAAACATTTTCTGCACTATTTCTTTGTGCTCTGCCGCACCAAAAGAGAACTCAACTTTGTATTCTTTTCCGTTTACATTAATATTCATCATATTTTCCCTTTCCCCCTATGCTTTAACATAGGAAAGGGGCAGTCCGTAGACCGCCCTTTCAATCAATTGTTATTCTGTTACATCATCAAGATATGATGCGTAGTCGGCTGTTTTGGCGTTTGTGCCACCAATCGACACAGCCTTTGATTTAGTCGATTGGCTTATCATTCCCCCACCTTTGTTACTGTGAATGTGCCACCAGTGCCTTCAACAACTTGAAGCTTGTCTGTGCATTCGATAGGTGAAGTGTTAGGAACTGCTGTTACTGTCATTTCAAGTACCGAATCAGTACCAGAAACATCATTAGGTGTCGCTGTTACCTGTCCGACAAATGCGTACTTAGCAACCGCACCTAATCCGTCAGAACCATATAACTGAATAATGTCTAACTGCTTACCTTCTGCTTTGATTAAGTCCTGCAAATAAGCCTTCTCAAGGTTTCCTGTGTAAGTCTTAGCGTTAGATGTTTTGATACCCATTAAGAATGTCTGTGAATCATCTTCAAATGTTGTGCTTTCAACTGTGTTAGGTGCTGATACTGGTGCTGAAATCGACTTAGCCTCAACCATTAACTTGTATGAGCCTGCAAAACCATCTTCGCTATGTTCCTTGTAGATAACCCTAGCTTTATAACTTGTACTTGCCATTGCCTTGTCTACCTCCTAAAAATTTGCAAAAAAATAAGAGCATTTCTGCTCTTTGTTACATTAATCTGTCATTTGCCGCTATCATTCTTCTGAATCTAGCGGTACTCTTATGTACTTTATTACTGATTGAGAACTCTGGCATTGCATTGCCTTGAAATCTCATTGTCTTGAATGTATCTGTAATTATCGCCATAACCTTACGACAGTCAGACTTGTTTGTATTAGCTGTAACATCTACTTGAAATGTCGCTAACAATGCGTTAATTGTCTGTCCGTCAAGTGTTTGTCCTTGTTCTACTGCTGGCAGTAAATGAATGTATACTGTTGGGAAAACTGCTTGACCGCTGCTTTCCCCCTCATTGGTTATAACTATCTTTGGATATGTCTTTTTAAGCTGTGTTAGGGTTTTAGCCTTGACAAGTGCTGTGACTGTATTTTCAAGGTCTGTCGCCCAATCGTTTGCATTTGCCATTAACTAAACACCTCTCTTGCTATGTAAAGATTATCGCTTCTTGCAAAATGAAAAAGTCGCTTTTCAGCGACCTTTCTTAAATAACTCTTCATATGTTCTTGCCCCTTTTCTATATCTATGAATTATGGTTTTTCTTGATGTGCCTGTTATTTTTTCCCATTCTGTCAAATTGTGTTCTTCTTCACCAACCCTAATAATTATCTGTTGGGGCTTATTTATTATTTTTGTATTCTGAATTAATTCGTCAACAGTACATAAACCTTTTAAATATCTTTGATATCTACTTCTCAATGTAGTCATTGATATTTCATATTCTTTATGTAAATCAAGTAATGTTTTTTCTTCTCCGTTTATAACTATCTTTCTTGTACATCTTTTGTTATAATTTTGAACATCTTTATCAGCCCATCTGCAATTAGATGGCTCATAATTGCCATTAACATCTATTCTGTCAAGGGATTGTTCAGCTTTAGTCTTTTTATTATCGTACCCATTTTTGTAAGCCCAATTAATAAAATTTTCTACATTTTTTAACCATTCATCACATACTTTTATTCCTCTGCCACCATATAATGAATATGAATCACAGTTTGGGTTATAACATCTGTATTTCATACCATAATAAATGCTGTACAACTTTTCGTGTGAGTATCCGTGATTATGATAGCCTTTCTCCGCGCTTATACAACCGCAAGATTTTGTGTGTCCATTTTCGAGAGAGTCTTTTCTTGTAATAATAAAATTCCCACAATCACATTTGCATTTCCAGTATGCGTGGTGCTTATCATTTGGATTTTTCACTTTTTCAACAGCTATTAATCTGCCATACCTTTTCCCTGTTAAATCAATCGCTTTTCCCATAATATCACCTCTAATTAAATTTTATAATTTAATTATAAACCCATATATTATAATTATCAAGTGTTTTATTAAACTTTACAATTTAATTTTATTATGATAATATATTAAAAATAATATAAAGGAGTTGATTTTATGTTAAAAGACGAATTAAAAGGTCTTATTGTATCTCAAGGTTTTACTATGTCACAAGTAAATGCTGAATTAAATCGTAGGCACGGAACACAACTTTCTTTTCAAAATTTTAGTAATCGCTTTCGCAAAGAAAGTTTTACTTATAATGAAGTTATGGAAATTCTCGATATAATAGGTTATAGAGCAGAGTGGGTTAAAATTAACTAAATACTCTTCTTGCTACTTCAACATATTTCTGTATGATTTCCATATCAGCCTTATAAACAGGCATTTGTGCTTCTACGCCGTGTGTAAGAACTAAGTTTCCGTCATCATCATAGTAACCCCACACTTTTTGTACGCCGTGATGTTCGCCGTATGAGCCTATAACCATACCATTAACAACACCTTTGTCGTGTGGACTACTTCCAGCCGCTCCATTGTAGAATACGCCAGCTCCGAACTCTATAAACATAAGTTCTTTGCCCTCTACAATTAATTTTGCTTCAACATATTCTCCTGCGGATTTCATTTCAACATAGCTGTGATGGCTTGTATCTGAACCGCTACGAACACCTTTCTCATCATATGTATAACTAGCTTTTGCCATATTTTCATCTATAACAGGTATTCCAACTTCTGCAAGCTCTTTGACAAGCTGTGAAGTTTTTTTGATAAGCCAGTTCTTATACTGTTGTAGCTGTCTGATAGCTTCATTCACGGACTTTTCAGACAATGATATATTAATTGTATGTCTTGCCATAAACACGCTCCTTAACTGCTTGCAAAACAGCTTGTCTTATACTTTCATTTATTGGCTCTTGCATAGATGGGATTGTCTTTCCTTTAAAGATAGAACCAACTAGCTGTTCATTTCTCTGATACTTCGTATTTACCACCTACTTTACAACTGCTTTAAGCATATATTTAGTTGAGTACAATGCTGGCTTAATGCCTACAATCGTGAAGTCTGCTGATGTTTCATCAACAAGTCCGTCAGATGTGTATGTAGGCTTACTATCAAGCCATATAAGGTCGCCTTTTTGAATAGGTAATGTATTCCTATCTGTCAGTAAAATAGCGTCAAAATCAGCGGTATCAAAGCCGTATTCCTTGCTTTGTGCTTCTCCACCGCTGAACGCTATGTTCGCTCTAAAATCGACCGGCTCTGAAAAACCTGTTTTCTCTTCAAGGACTTTAGGTATCTTATTTCCCTCGTCGTCAAGATAAGGAATAAAGTTACCCTCTGTGTCTGTATATCCCTCATAAAGAATATTGCCATCATCATCTCTTTCATAGATAGTTACTGTCTGCCCTTGAAGTGAATACTTCATAGCCTGCTTATTAATGTCAAGCATTGTTCTTTACCTGCTTATAAATCTGATTAACACCTGTACTTGATAATCCGGACACAATTCCTACTGCTATTGCATTAAGAATGTCATTTGCCGGAAAGTCAGGTATTACATACATACCTATAACGCCTAAGATACCGCCTGCAACGCCTACGATTATAGGAATGTAATTATCCTTAATGTGTGGGATTGCTTTGGCTCCTAAGCCTATCAGATATGTAATTACAACGATTGCTACAACTGTTGTTACCGATGTTATATCCATTTTAATCTTTACCTCCATTCTTTAAGTGAATTTCCTGTATTTCGTTATACATCTTAGTTACCATCCCATTGCCTCCTAATGCGTGATATGCGTTATACATCTCAACAAAATTGTCATAGGCATAAGATGGTATTTCACCTATTTTCATATACTTATCGTGATATTCGATAAGTTGTACTCGCAAAAGCAACATTGTGCCTTTGCTATTGGCGTCTTTGTCTTTTTTCTGTTGCTTCAGAAGCCAAACTATATATCCAAGTAATATCGGTAATACTACGGTATAAGTTTGTAATAAAAATTCTTTCATTTTATATCTCCTGCAAAATTAATAGGCACACCGCCCACCACCCTTAATGTGTGCCGCCTGCTACCATATTGCCGACATCAGTAACATGGTAACGCACAATCTTCTTTATAAAACCTTAGCAAAAGGAAATACCCCAACAAACAAGCTGTCTCTATTTCTCCAAGTTCTGTTGACACCGCCCTCGCTTAAGGCAGACATAAAGTTTTCGCCTGCCTGTGAATGGTCGTAGACAGCCAGATTAACAATAACGCTCTCAAATTTCTTCAAGTCCTCGGTTATCATTTCATCTGTGTAGCTGTCGGGGTAATTTCTTCTTGCTTTTACATCTTCTGTAGCCTGTTTAATAAGCTGTTCAATTACCGGATTATCTTCCTTGTTATCGAACACGACCACATCAGATGTTGTTTCATCATCATTCGTGACTGTATCAATATGAAATTGTTTAAGTCTGATTTTGACTTGCTCTAATGTGGTGTATTCCATAATTTCAGCTCCTATAATCCTAATTTCTCAATTAACAGTTCTTTAAGTTCTGCTCCTGTAAGCTCCTTTGCGTTCTCAATACCTTGTTCTGCGGCAAGTATCTGTAAGTCCGCTGTTGGCATACGCTTAATAGCTGTCTTTGTGTAATCGCTTGTAGGTTGAACAGGGAATTTGTCCTGCTCTTCCTCATACTTAAGCTCATCTCCATAAACAGCTTCCTGTCTTACATTATCTGCTGTTACTTCTTCGCTCTGCTTTGCGGCGTTGATTTTATGTCGTCTTAATAACATATAAACACCTCTTACTTTCCGAACTTAGCAAGAACAACCTTTGAATCGTTGCTTAAGACTGCCGTATAGTGTTCATCGCCAGAGATAACAGTTGTCTTTGCAAGAATATCTCTGTCTGATTCAATCTCAACGCTTCTCTTCATATAGATTGTAAGTGCGTTCTCTTCCTCTGATACGCCATCTGCACCTGTGTCCTCGTTAGGGTCTTCTGCTGATACAATAACAATAGGACAAGCGTAGAACTCTGTTGTAACAGCCTTTAACTTGCTACCTACCTTGATTTCCTTGTCCTTTGGCTTAAGCGTATGTGCAAGTGCTGTGTCAAGATGAACATTCGTTGCATCCTCGCTTGTTGTATCAGCTACAACATTGATTGTTCCTGTTGAATCATCAAGCTCATACTTAACTAACTTAACTTTCTTTGACTTAACAACCTGTGCTCCCGCAATAGAACCGATAGTTCCATTCATAATTACATTAAGTGGGTACTTGTCATTGCTCTTGAAATCATCGTCATTAAGCAATGTGGCTTCCTGCGCTGGATTAATGAATAATATCTTTGTAAGTGATGAATCTGATTCATCATCAAATTTGCTATTAGCCGCTACAACTGCTGAATAGCTGATAGGTGCTGCTGTTCCATCGTAATCAATAGGTGCTGTGCAAAGTGCGTCATAGCTGTCATTATCAACCTTTGCAGCGATTGACATAGCAATCTGATTGATAGCTGTACCAAGTGGGTCGCCATAACCAGATAACACTGATTCGTCTGTAAGTTCTACTGCCTTACCTGCTTTCTTAACCTTTGCTTCTGTTGTAGATGTTGTAAGTACTGTTGTACCCATAGCAACACCTTCTGCTACATCCTGTGCATCACCTATATAAGCGTATTTTGGGACAACAATAGTGCTTCCCGGTCTGCCTACAAGTGTTGTATCAACTCTTGCAATAGGCGAAAACTTAATCTTCTTTGGTAACTTAGCTGATACCATATCAGCCATTACCTGTGGGTCTACTAAATTTGCTAACTTAGTCTGTGGCATAGTTTATTTACCTCCGTTTTCTACTCTGTGAACTTCTTATAAAGCTCTGGATTCTTATTTTTGAACTCCACTCTTTCGTGGTAATTCATCTTGTTGAACTGTTCCTGTGTTATCGCGCTTTCTTCTCCACCGCCTGCATTAATAGCCGGTCTTGATTTAAGCCACTCTGCCTTAGCTTCTTTAACCTGTCTTTGCACTTCATTGGCAATTACAGTTGCTATAAGGCTATGGTCTGCGTCTGCAACTGCCTCAATCAAAGAATCAATATCCTTTCCATCGCCTATAACTTTCTGATAAGCATTGACAGCTTTCATATGATTAAGCTCTTTGCTCATGTTCTCGAACTTTTCAGCCTGCAACTTTTCAGCTTCCGCCTTTGCTTCCGCTTCCTGTTCTTCTGCTGTCTGCTTTGAACGAAGTTCTTTCTTGTACTTAGCTGCTTCTGAACTGGCTTTATCGGAAGCGTTCTTATACTTCTCTTTTTCAGCTCTTTCACTAGCAAGCTGTGCCATAAGTTCTTCTACACTAGGTGTCTGCTCTTCGTTCTGTGGCTCATTATTAGTTGTTGGTTCTGTTGTTGTGTTAGTTACATCTGCCATAATTTTTTTACCTCTGCTTTCTGCGTTTTTTGTTGTTCTCTCAACTTCTTGCGATATTTGTATTGCCCTTTCTCTAGGGCATATAAAAAGCCACAAGGTATTTCTACCCTGTGGCTCAATATCAATTATTTATCTGTCCTGCTCTTATCTATAACCGGACTATTTTCTGTCTGGTCTGATAAGTCTTGCATTGTGCGGTCTTTGTTAGGTGATTGTTCACCATCTCCGCCCTCTGCTTGATTCTGTGTATCTTTGTTGATTATGCTGTCTTGATATGCCTTAACCATTTCTCCGCTTCTTGCTACAACATCGTTAGGGTCATCAAAGAATGGGATTGCATCAACTGCATCTTTAAGGCTAAATCCGTGGCTTATCAATGTCGCCATAGCGTTAACCTTAGTTGACATTTCATAAGTTTTTTGCCGCTTAATGTTAGGTTTTACATCTCTTGCCCTTAATTTAAGTAACGGATTGCTGCTGTTAACATTGTTTGACAACTTGATAGCCGCAAGAACAACTTTTATCTCTTCCATTTTGCAGCCATCAGTAATTAATTGCTGTTTTGCCGCCGCTGTCTCAGCCTGTGACCAGCCTGTTGCGTCTGACATTGCAACTCCTGTACTACCACCACTGTTATCATTTCGTTGTGGCACATTGCATTTCTGCAAGATTATCTGTCGCCTTGATTGAATATTGTTAAGCATACCTGTGTAATCGTAATTAATTGCAAGCGGCTCAACTATTGGGGTTTTGCCATCTGCTGATGTATAGGTCTGCATCCATTCTCCAGATTTTGGCTTTCTTACTTTTTCAGTGATATGTGGTGTCCCATCTTTATCAACTGTCGTTTCCTGTTCAACCGGGAAATCAACATCATTTGTGTGCCATACTGCTTGTGTATTCTGTTCAACATCATTTGTAAAATCTGAAATGAGTAGGTTTAAGTTATCCATTTCAGATATTTGACGTTCAAAACAGCCCATTCTATCAAATGACCTTGTATATTCAATAATAGGAATTTTATGTAATGGATTCTCTTCCCCACTTCTCTCTAAAAATCCCCATTTCGTTTTTCCTTTATTTTTTCCGTTAGTAATTTTTATTCCGTCGGTAATTTCATATCTCGTATCTTTGGTAAAACAAGTGTAATATCTTGTGCCGCTATGTTTGTCTTTGATATAAGTACCTGCAAGAATAATCCTCTTGTCACTATAAGCTGTTGACCTTACAACAAATGTTGTTCTTGGGTCTAATACATTATATGTGAAATAGCTTTCCCCATCCTCGTATTCTGTATTCACATCAATGAGGGCATATCCAACACCACCGATTTCAACATATCTTGCAAGTTCCTGTTGCTTCTGTCTTGCGTTCTGTGATTCGTAGCAACTGTTTAATTCTGCTATAGCTTCTGTGAGGTTAGAATCCTCATTGTCGCCATTTTGAACTAGTGTTATAGGATTCCCCCACTTAAAACCTAAATTAAACTCTGTGACCTCGTTAGCCACATTATCACAGCACTCACAGTCAATGTCTGGTCTGTAAGTCTTTGGATTCTTCCTAACTATCGGCTGTATTCCTGCGTCATAATCAAGAAGAAACTGTATTCTGTTGGAATTAATATCATGTTCCAAAATTGCTTCACGCAAAATTGGTATTATATTGTCAGGTGTTATTTCTTTTGCACCTGTATAAATAGCAATTCTTCCTGTCTGCATTATCTACACCTCTAATAAAATGTCATGCCGCTTGAACTTCTGCTTTGTGGTATTTCCTTAATCTGAAAATCATCATCATCGTTAGGCACATACCATATCCATTTGTGGCAATGCTTGCACGCTAATTTATGTGTTCTTGTGTCTTTGCTGTCTGCCTTAGTCAAAAACTTATGGCAGTTCGGACACATAATTGATTTATCTTTATTCATATTTCTACCTCGTTGCATAACAAAAAGCACCGCTACAATTAAGTAACAGTGCCTCCGATAAGGAATATATTTATGAAAAACAGCTCTGTAATTTCTTACAGATACAGTATATCATTAGCGCAATATGACATTCTATGACATCTTTAAATATGTGTTGCCATATTTTTCTTCAAATGCCTTAAGAGCTTTTCCATGAAGCCTGATAATTTGTCTCCATGAATATTTCATTTCTGTAGCGATAACCTCGAAAGTTTTCTTTTCAATATATCTTGAAAACAGAATATTATAGCAGTCTTCATTCTCTATACTGTCTATTTGCCCTATAATCAAGTTTTTCTTTTCAATGTATTCATCTATCATATTATCAAGATTGCGCTCCATTTCGTCAATTTTGGCGTATGTAGAGCCTATTTTATCTGGGTCAGATGATGATATTACCTTTTCTTCGTTTCCAATAGCCGATATGCTGCAAGAAAGTTCTCTAAGCTGTGTTATTTCTGTCAGCTTATTGTTTATCATTCTGTTAAGTCTGCTTATTTGATTCAAATAGTCCTTAGTTGTCATATAAACCCTCCTCTTATATCGGACTTGATATTATTACTGTCTGCTTTATCCTATTTCCTTTTGTCATTCTTAATGCAAAGTTTGAGAAAACATCTGGAACATCATCTAATTGTTTTTTGCCTGATACCGAATACTGTTTTAATAGTGACATCATCACTCCATACGGCTCATTTGGCTTGTACTTCGATGGGTCTTTGAAAATCACATGCTGTAAAATCCAGCTAGAGCACTGGAAGATTCTTGCTTCCTTATTCGTCTCTGTAGGTGTATCGGTGATGTTGCAAATCCAGCCTTTAGATTCGACACGTTTATTGACTTCCATTGCCACACGGTCACCGCCAGCATTTCGCTCGAACTCGCACTCCTGCACCTCGTTATTCACCAGAATGTTAGCAGCGTTCTCATACTGCATCTCATAATCGGCAGTATTGTCGCACACGGCATCCACGCAGTAATAATCATCACCGTACTTTTGAAGAACCGGAAGAACAAAATAGTCCGTTCCTTTCCCCTTCGTATCGCACTGAGCTGTGATAATTTCTGGTTCTCCGTGTGGCAGATTAAGGTATCTGCGGATTTTATCGTCCGGGAATAATAAGCCCTCACGTTCTATAGGGTCTTGTTTATACAGACAGCGATATGAGATTTCATCCATAAGCAGCTGAATATCTTCAAAATCCTTTACTGTATAGCCACCAAATTCAAAGTCAAAATTACTTTCTCCTGTTACTGGGTCTACATCAGGTACGGATATTACTTTAACTCGTTTGTTTCCCTCATAAGCTTGTATAATACGTCCTATTACGTCTCTAACGCTCCACCTTGTAGCAATATGTATTTCTTTACATGGGTTTCCATCCTCGTCCGGTATCTTTCTTTGTCGTGCATCTACTGCATATTTATCCCACAATTTATCAAGATAGGTTGGGTTTAGTGCTTCTTCAATGCCGCCTATCATATCATCAACTAGCAGAAATTTATTGGCTCTGACTTTACCGGCATTTTTACTGCCGACAGATGTACATTGTACAGATTGAAATGGCTTATATTTTCCTACGTTAAACTGTTCAAGTTTTGCATTTGTACTTGTTACTTCAAGTCCAGGGAACACTTCTCCCCATGTATACTCGTCAGCGTTTGTGACAATATCGTATACTCCATCATAATACATTCGTGTAATGTCTCCGCTGTGTGAATAAAAAAGGTTATATCCGTTTGAGTACCAACCTATAACCGCAGAATGGAAAAACTTTTCGATTGTGGTTTTTCCTGTTCCGGGTGGGAGAGAAATACATAAAATATCATATTTATCATCAATCATGCCTTGTAATGCTTCTATTAAGCCTATTTTGATAAACTGTTTTCTTCTCGGCATATAGAATCTTTCTTTAGGTTCACGTTTCTTTTCTATGTATCTAAAAAAACTGTCAACAACCTTGTTTTGCGCTTCAATCAGTAAAATATCGTAAAACCAATTAATCAGCTCATATTCCGTTTTATTTGCAAACGCATACTTTTCTAAATCCCAAATTGTACCGCCTGTTTTAGTCATGCAGAAGCCCTCTATAAGCTCTTTTGCCCTCTTAGTAAGTTGTAGTCCATACTCAATATCTTTCTCGCCATTTATGGCTACACTACAAGCGTCTACATAGGCATTAATTACTTGCTCGTCTATTCCTTTATCCTTTATGTAGTTTTCATATCCGTTTACTGTGGAAATAAGGCTCTGACTAGCCATAAGAAAAGCACCTCCACTTTTCAGCAAAGGTGCTTATAGACCTCTGCCTATAATTTTTCTAGGGTAGCGCCACAAACCATTTATGTGGCGGTATTTCGCTTTATTTTACTATTATCATATCTTTTATCATTTGGACTGTATTATTTACTGCTTTTTTTAGAATATTATCGTCAATTTCTAAATCTCTTACTTCTCCACTCCTAGCCATTCCTGCGCAGACGCAATCGCTAATCATTTCAAGTACATCTATCAGGTTTACATCGCCTGGGCAGTTCGATAATAAGTGATGTCTTTCGGCTTTGATATGTAGCTGATACCATTCATCATTCACAAAGTCCGTTCCATTGTTTATTGTAGATAAAAAATTATCATAAAACATTTTTTCTTGTGATTTTTTGGTGTAATCGTGATTTTCCCCTCTTTCTTCTATTATTTTTGACAGTTTATACATAACAGCTTCTACATCTTTAATGTGCATATTGTTTGCCTCTTGGAACTTCTCAAAAGTAACATCTTTAGGTGCCGTTCTTGTGTCTCCATTCGGATTTTTATAAATTTCTATCATATAATATTCCTTTCTAGGTTAGCGACTAACTCCATTTGTTAGCCGGTAATTGTTTTTATTCGTTTGCTTTGAAATTGTAAATCGGTTTTATAATGTCAACTATTTCAACAGTGTCTTTTATATTTCCAATTATTTCATCCATTGTTTTATATGCCATAGGGCTTTCATCAATCGTAGATGTATTTACAGATGTTGTAAATATTCCATCCATTGCTTTTTGATACTCTTCTAGCAAAATGCTTTCTTTTGCCTTTGATCTGCTCATTGTTCGACCTGCTCCATGCGGTGCTGAATAATTCCAATCTTCATTTCCCTTGCCAATTCCCAAAATGCAACCGTCACGCATGTTTATCGGTATCAGTACCCTTTCCCCCATTTTTGCAGAAATAGCACCTTTACGAACAATATTTGTATCGTGTTCAATGTAGTTGTGAATTGTTTGAAATTGTTCCGTTTCTTTTGTAACTTTCCAATCCATACGGTAACAAATAATTCTCTGAATGGTTCTTCTGTTGATTTCCGCAAACTCTTGGCATAATTTCATATCGTGCAAATACATTTCTCTATGTTTTCCAACAAGATATGATAACTCTCTAGGAATTTTAGCCGTATTTGTTTTGTAGGACTTCTTTAATTCTTTGATAGCCTTGCTGATTTCTCTTTCTCTTTTACATTTTTTGTATTCAGCAATCAATTCCTCGCTATCTTGTTTAAAGTTTGATTTTCCCGAAATATCGTCAATCGCAATTTGCTGATATATTTCTGCAACTTGCTTTCCGACATTTCTACTTCCTGAATGAATAACAAGATATTTATTATTCTTGCTATCGTTATCAACTTCGATAAAATGGTTGCCGCCTCCCAACGTGCCGCAACTTCTTTTCAGCCAATCTATATTTTTTAACTGTTCCTTGCAATGCAATTTTTCAATAATATCACTTGCGACAGATGAGTTTTCTTCTTCATGAACTTTTCTACCACTTGGAACATATTCTCTAATGATGTTATCTAATTTCTCAAAATCAATATCAATATTCCCCAAGTTTGTAGTAAGCATCCCGCATCCTATGTCAACTCCAACAATGTTCGGTATTACTTTTTCTCCTAAATCAGCAGTAAACCCGATAACACACCCTGCTCCTGCATGAACATCTGGCATAATTCTTATCTTGCAATCCGAAAATGCTGGCTGTTTTACAAGCGTATATATCTGATTTAATGCTTCATGTTCTATATTTTCTGTAAATATTTTCAAATCAGCCATGATACGTCCCCCTTTCCTCTGATAATCAGCAACTAAACATTTACTAGTTCATCCACACGCCTTGTCATTTCAATTGTTGTCCCATTTTCATCTCTTGTACTAACACAAACATATTTGTCATCATGGCTTATCACATTTGCAAGTCTAATTTCTGTTTCATCATCTTTAAAATTGTAGCATTTTCGCATTTCTTCAATGCAGTTATTCATTTCTGATATTTTCATAAAATCACTTCTTCCCCCATAAATTATCTGGTAATTCCTCGCCGCCATAAATCTTGTTAGCGTATTTCTTAAATGTCGGTACGCTACAGCCTGCTACTTTTGCCGCCTTTACCTGTGAAGCCTGCCCTGATATGTATAAGTTAATCGCTTCATAAAACTTGTCTTTGTTTAGTGGGTGTACGCCCATAGCCATAATAATCACTCCTTGTCTGTTTTACATCATTTTCTGTATCATAATTGCCAATATAGCTGTCAGTAAACATATTATTATTGACATTCCCTCTTTAACAGCTGTTGCAATAGATATATCTTCTCTTTCAATGTATTTGATGTTGTAATAAACCCATATCAGCAGCACTATGCCTAATATTAATTTCATAAACATTGTTCCTTTACATCTCTATAAATCTATTTGCTAATTTGCCAAGATATTCAGCATTGGCAAAATGCGTTATTGAGTAGTTAGTGCTTTCTCTGTGTTCTCTGATGAAATGGTCGTTAATCATTCTCTGTAAAACTGTAATGCCCTTATCGTCTGTTTCGTATATAGCGTCAGCATCGAAATGTCCGTGTTCTGTATCTGTGATAGCTGATAGGACAAAACATACATTCTTTAATGTCTTATCTGTAAGTATTGGGTGTACTTTGCGGAAATAGATTTCATATAACTGCATATACATCTTAAACCCATCCTTAACACAATCACATATAGCTGAATTATCTATGTCGTTGTCACAGATGTTGTTGAACCTATTAACCATGTCCTTTTCTTTAAGCAGCATTTCATCTCTTGTGACAGCTCTTGCCGTCGGTTTCTTTGAAAACGATGTATGTACCTCTCCATCAATGTTAATTGATGTATAGTCCTTATCTATATTGTCATTTATATTATCTTTTATATTTATATTATTTTTATTAGTTACAACTTTTTGAACGCCCTCGTTCAAGTTTTTTGAACAGTTTTTCAAGTTTTTTGAATGGGTATTCAATTTTTTTAAACTCCGTTCAAGTTTTTCTTTTTCTTTTCGGTCTTGTTTTTTTGCTTTTATTTTTTCTAATTCCTCATCATTAGGTTTAATCGCGCTATAATTACAAAATTTTACTCCATTAATAAGTTTCTCTGTCTTTTTGATAAAGCCATCATTTGCCAGCTTATTAAGAAGATTAAATGCTGTTGTTTTTGAGCAATTAAGCCATTCTGCAACATAATTTAAGCTTCCTTTAAATTTGCTTTCACCATCTTGCGAAAAGCCATATACCAAAGCATAAGCAATTAGTTCGTTTCCTGTAAGTCCTAATTCCTTTACCATAAACCCTTGAATTGCTATGTAGTTGTCATTTTTAATGTCTGCCATATTGAATACCTCCGCTTGATATTATTTATGTATGCCTGTGATACATACTCCGCTTAATTAGTAAAAACAACAAACAGGCACAGCGGAAGTGCTTTTCGCTTCGTCAAGCTAGTTTGTTGTAATCGGATAGACAGGAATCGAACCTGCATAACTGGTTTCTGAAAATACATTGTTGCTGATTACAGACGACTCCTGCCTATCACTTGGCAATGTTATTACCAGTTATCTTCTTTGATTGCTTACCCATTTGCATACTATCCGTTGTACAGTTTCTTGTGTTGGAAAGTATTTATGGCACTTCATTACGCTATCTGCCATCCTGTTCGCAAATCAACCAACACAAATATTTTAATTATTTCAGCAGGGAATACTGCAACGCCTGCTTATTCGGGAGCTACCCGACAACTTGCTATGGTGAGGATTTGCACCTCCACATGACACTTAAGACGAGTTATCTAAGTTGCAGATTTCAACTCATAAATCTACTGCAATACTGGCTACCTATTTCAGCACATAGCAACTTACTCACACCTCTTAACCTAGGATAAGCCCGCAAACAGCATTACGCACGCAGACCTAAGAAGTGCTTTCAAAACGCCGACATCGTGAATCGAACACGAACAACATTTCTGTTGGATAGCTTAGCAAGCTATTGGAATACCTTTATCCCATATCGGCAAATACCGCCTGTAACGGCTATCAAGGGAAAATGCAATAATATTTTGGGGGAATATTGAGGAAGAACCTTGATAAGTTGAATTTCGCACCTCTGTACGAGGCAAAACTCTCCGAGTGGTCTTGCACCACCCTTAACTGAAACAAATCCAAGAGAGCATATGAAGGAGGACTACCCTGTAAAATGCAAAACAGTTTGATGGTAGTCTACGATAAAAGTAAGACAAACTACCTCAGTGGGATTCGAACCCACGCTAACGGAATCAAAGTCCGGTGCCTTACCGCTTGGCTATGAGGCATTGATATGGCTATTCTGACAATTCTATGTATTTGTCAATGTACCACTTGGCTTTTTGAATATCCTCCAAGCCATTCTTGTTGCCAGTGCGGTAGTTATACTTAAAAGCATTAAGCAAGCAAAATGTCTTTACAGCTTCAACACCAAATATCTCAAGCATAACATCTATGCACTCATATTTACCGGTTGCATAATGGCTAGGATGATTAACATTGTCATTTACCGGTTTTTCATTAACACTAGGTGCAACATCTTTGAGAGGTGTAAAATTGTTATTTTCCCCACCACTTACAACGCAATCATTGCATGGTCGCTCGTTAAATTGTTTCAGCTTATTTTCACAATTAAGGCACATATTTGTCGAACTCATTAAATATCACCTGCCTGTCTGTGATTAGCTCTGTAAGTATCAAATCCCTCTGGGTATCTTGTTTTCAGCTTATCAATGTTAATCTGCATGATTTCATCAAAGCTGAACTCGAAAGAATCGCACATTAAAGCTAAGTACCAACATACATCGCTGATTTCACGCTTTAAATGTTCAGCATCTAACTGCTTTTTATGAAAAACCCATTTCTTAAGCATGTCGTTAAGTTCTCCAACCTCGCCAGATAAACCTAGTGCAGCATTAAGAACACCGCCTAATTCAATCTCTGGCGTATCTTCACCACGATTACCAATCTTTAAGTCATTAATCTTGTTCAGAAGCCTATCTGTAGACTTTTTATCGTTAGTACGCATAGCCAAAGCCTGATACTCTGCTCCCTGCATTTCTAACTCCTAACTCTTTTTTGTTTTTAAAAATTTTTTGGAATTTACTCGGCTGAATTAGCCGTTTTCTGATGTGTTTATTGAATATCTTGTGAATAATTAAGATGTGTCTATTATACACCTATCTATCAGATTTGTACAGTAGATTTAATTAATTATATTATATGGGTTATTATCAAAGCTATATATTAATAAATATAATGGTTATTGTATATAGTTTAATAAATTATTATTGGTTGGTTATGTATATATAAATATATATAATAAGCCTTTTTATTTTTGAGAATATTTGAGCGACTTAGTTGGGCGTGCAATGCGTGTATATATAACCCCCACACCTCCGCACTTGTGAATAATGCACAATGAAATCAGCCAGAACGGAGCGTCTGCGCAATAAATAATCATCATGTAATCGCTGTCAATCCGCTTGTTTACTGGCTTTGTCGTGCTTTTATCGTTCAAATGCTCTGTTTTATCACTTCGCTAAACTCAACTTTAGCGAAATCACGCTATTGTAAGCTAAACAGCTACAATCCGCTTATTTACTGGCTTTGTGGGATTTCTTGTACATCTTGCACAATGATTTCTTGTTGTGCAATTTGACGGACATTAGAGCCTTGAGCGTTTCCAGATGTGCCAAGCTGCGGAAGGTCTGCGGCTGTTTTAATGGTCTTCGTGGTGCTTTCTCTGCTGACACCGGGAAGATTCCATGCATAATGTCTGTTAAGTATTGCAAGGATGCCGACAGGGTTTTTGTTGCCGGTTGCGAGCTTGTTTGATAAACTTTCTTCACGAAAAATGCGCAGTTTTTGCACGATATCGAAGCCTTTTGTACTTAGTTTTCTCTCATCTGCTCCCCAGTCCATTAATGTATCATAATTAATACCTGTTAATAAACTATATCCCATTATACTACATTCTTTATCATATACAGAACATAAATAATAATATATATATAATATATACTCTAATTTATCTAAATCATACATATAAAAATTACTATCCATTATACAATTAGTGTTATTTTTATTAATATTATTACTTAACTTTAATATGCTTTTATCACTGAAAACATATTTATTAATATACATCAAGGCAGCATTCCATCTGCTTTGCGGTTCTTTGGTCATGTCTTCGATATTGTGTTCTTCGCAGAACTGCGATAAATAAAGTTCTATGTCGTTTTGAAATACTTCGGGCGTGTCTGGTGCTTCCTGTACTTTCTCCATGTGTTCCCCTTTCCGCTGGAGCTTATCCAGCTGATTAATTATTATATATTTAACAACATAAAAATAACCCGATAACAATATTAATATTATCGGGTGTAAATCTTATATATTTAATTATTAAAATAATATAGCATAAATATATTATAAAGTCAATTTTATTTTTGGACTCGACATAATATAAAAATTAGGTTCTCCATTCTTGTTTCTTTTAACTGTTATCGCATTCAAACCCGAATAAAATATCATTCGCCAGCTCTTCGCTGACTTCTTCCTCTGCGATTGGCTTTCTGTTCTCTGCTCCGATTATTTCGTCAAGGCTTGCGTCTATGTCTGCAAGCGCTTTTTCTCTGCTAAATATTTTCAACTGCCTGTACCATTCTTCCGTTAATGCCCACTACTTGCTGTGGCATAGGTTGTTGGATTTGCGGTTGTATCTGTTCCTGCGGCTGAAATCTCTGTATATTTGCCATAGGATTGTATTGATATGTTCCATATTGTGGTACATATCCATTATTCATCATAGGTGTTGTCTGATAAGGATTGTTTATCATCTTTTACCTCCTCCAAGACTTCTTCAATTGCGTGGATAACGAGAGATAATGTCACTAAGTCAAGTTTCTGCAATTCTTCTTTGCATAAGATTTTTTCTCTAATTTCATCAGAAAACATTCGCACTACCTCTCTTTCTGGTTATATTTTTGCATAAAAAAAGACGGACTAACCGTCATGTTTCCGACAGTTATCCGCCAAAAATAAGCAAAAAAATAACGCCATTACGGCGTTTGCTAAACTTCTATGATTACTTTCTTGATTACCTCTTTATTTTTCTGCAAAAAGACGATGTTCAAAAAATCTCCTTTCATTCAGTGTTTATGCGGGTTTGCAGTGCTTCTTCTCCTTGAAAAAATAGCAGGGGATGAGAGAATCGAACTCCCACCAAAGGTTTTGGAGACCCCTATCATACCATTTGACCAATCCCCTATCTTTAAGGAGAAGGATTGTTCCTTCAAAACTGCACATTAAATATATCATACCATATCTGTCTTTGCAAATACTTTTTCATCCGATTACTCTTAAGAATAACTCTCTTTGTTCTATCCAAACCGTCTTAA